CATGCGCGCCCCGCCCGCTGCAGCTGCTCGCGCATCTCGACGTGCACGCCGGGGACGGTCATCCCGGCCTTGTGCAGGACGATGATCGCGTCCTCGTCGAGCGTCGCCCACACGCGCACGCCGTTGACGTACAGCGGCACCTTGGCCAGGTCGTCGACCACCACGACCGGCTTCAGCGTCGAGCGCACCGCCGACTTCGGCGCCGGCGGCAGGGCCGCGGGCTCGACGCGCACCGGCAGGTGCTCGGTCACCGGGATCTGCGGAACCGGCTCATCGGGCAGCGCGTCGGCTTCGGCCGCCTCCTGCGCCTTGCGCCGCTCCTCGTTCGCGCGCGCGTCGGCTTCGGCCTGCAGGCGCTTGGCCTCCTCCTGCCGGCGGCGCTCCTCGGCCGCGCGCTGCTCCTCGACGACCTTCTCCCAGGCCCGGAGGTGCACCGCCAGCTTGCGCTCGAACTCGTTCGCCTGGACGGTCACCTCCTTGGCGGCGGCGTCGATCTGCCGGCCGATGAGCAGCGCCGGCGCCTTCAGAGCCTCGCGGCCCTTGTCGACGGCGATGCGCAGCTTCGCGCAGGCCTTGTAGATCTCGGCCGCGGCGGCGTGCTCCTCGGCCGACGTGATCGGCTTGGCGAGGATGGCCACCGCGCGATCGATCAGCTCGTCGCGCTGGTCGATCGCCTCCTGCGAGAGGGCGACCAGGGTGGCCTGGTCCTTGAGCGGGTTCGGGATGGTGATGGCGCCCATGTTACGCTACCTCCGACTGCGCCGGCTTGTCGCCGACGAGGTTGTCGACTGCACGCCGCGCCACCTCGAGCGTCGGCCAGCCGGTCTTCTCCGGCTTGTAGACGCCCTTGTCGTCGCGCGGGTGCGTCTTCTCGGTCGGCCACCGCTCCTGGTCGAGGATCTCGGCGATGACCTTGCTGAACTCCTTGATGCCGTACTGCTCGTCGCCCCTCTCGACCGCGGCGCGCGCCCGCGATAGGAGGTCGACGCGGTCCTGGAAGGTGGTGCACGCCTTCCACAGGCCGACGGCGAGGTACTCGTGCAGCTTCTTGAGCGCCTGGTACTCCTCGTTCGCGCGGATCTTCAGGTCGCCGACCTCCTTCTCCCTTGCGTTCAGCAGCTGCTGGTGCTCCTTCGCGCGCTCGTGCGCGGCGCGGATCTCACCGGCGGTCGGCTCCTCCTTGGGGGCGGAGCCAGCTGCAGTCGTCCTCGTCGTCATCTGCTCGGGTTTCGGCGCGGGAGCGGTGGTCTTCGCCGTCGAGGGCGAAGGCGACGTGCTCGGCGCGGGCTGCGACGCGGGAGCCGCCTGCTGCCGCGTCGCTTCGCCGTTTCCCGGGCGTACCTCGGCCTCGACCTCGCGCTCGCCGCGATCGGCCTGCGCCATCTCCTCGGAGGTGTAGAGCCCGCCGAGCTCCTGCGGGAACGCCTTGCGCAGCGCGAGCGACTCGGCGCACTTCGCCAGCATCACGTCGCCCATCTGCGACCAGAACTTCGTCGGGTGGCCCTCCTTGGTCGTCTGCACGTAGCTCGACCACCGCGCGACCGCCCACAGCGGCTCGCGAAAGCCGTGGCGCATCACGCCGACCTTCGCCGCCACCGGCGGGGTGTCGGCGAGCCAGACGTCCTTCCATGCACCGTCAGAGCTGCACCAGAACGGCCCGACCTGGCCCTCGTACTCGCCGGTGCGCTGGGCCACCAGGCGGAAGCCGTCGATGCCGACCTGGATGGCCATGACCATCCGGCCCGCCTGCTTGTCCCAGCGCTTCACCGCGTGGATCTGCTTCGCGAACGGGTCCAGGCGCGTGCGGTTCGCCTGCTGCACGAACAGCGCGAGCTCGTCGTCGGTGGCGTCCTTGCAGATGGTTCGCTTGATGAGGTCGATCTGCTCGCGGGTGAGGCCGTCGGCCTGCGTGATGATGGCGTTCACTGGTCACCTCCGACGACCTTCTCCTGGGTCTTGAAGACGTCCTCGAGGTCGTCGAGGCGATCGATGTGGATGGCCTGTCTCGGCGTGTCCTCGACCGCGTCGATGAACAGGATCACGTCGTGCTCCTCGTTCGCGACCCAGCTGCCGACGCGGTAGCGGCCCATCGGCACCGCCTCGACCAGGTCGCGCTCGGCGATGGCGAGGTCCTCCTTCGCGTCCGCGAGCTTGGCCTCGGCCTTCTGCAGCGCTTCGCGAGCGTCGAAGTACTTGCCGATCGCGTCCTGGGCGGCCTTGAGCCGCGGGGATTCGTCGTCGCTCACTGCACACCTCCGGCCTCTTCGCGACGTTCCTGGCTCTGGGCGTGAAACTCGCGCTCGCAGCGCTGCTCCTCGCGGCGGGCCTTCCAGCGGTCGAACTCGTCGGACGCGCGACGCTCCTCCGCGCTCTCCTCGGGCATCTCGGGCTCGGGCCAGCCGGCCCACGCGGCGGGCAGCGAGAACAGCGGCGCCGTGCTGTTGCGCGGCACGAGGTTGCGCCCGGCCAGGAACACCAGCTCGCTGCTCAGCCACTCGAAGGCCTGGGCGCGGCCCTCGTAGCGGCCGGCGCGCTCGTGCTGCTCAACGTCCTCGCTGTCGTACGCCGCCTCGCCGAAGGCGGAGTAGCGCTGCGACTGCGTGTTCGCGATCAGCGTGAGCTTCTCGGTGAGGCGCGCGATGAACGCGTCGAGCAGGTCGCGCGTCTCGGGGTTGGTGTACGCGCGGTCGCGGAGGCGCTGGAACGCCGCGACGAGCGGCGGCAGCGTGGCGTTTGCGCGGATGGTCGTGCCGGGTAGGGTGCGGGTGCTCATAGGAGTCACTTCCTGTGGGTCATGAGCCCGGACCGTTTGCGCGGTCGCGGGCTCGCTTGTTAGGCGAGAGGGGCCGAGGCCCAGGCGATGAAGCGGAAGAACCAGCCGCGCGGGGCGGCGAATGGCTTGGGTGCGCGCGCGGCCAGCTCGGCCTGCTTGCGCTCGGCCCAGCGGCGGGCCTCGATCGTCGCGGCCTCGAGCTCGCGGTACTGGCGGATGACGTCGGGGCGGCTCACTTGGGGCCCCACTTCTCGTAGGCGTCCTTGGGATCGATCAGGTAGCAGGTGTGGCCGCCGCGCTGGCGGGTCGCGCACCGGATCTCACCGGCCGCGCACGCCTTGCGCGCGTCGCCGTGGGTCAGGCGGAAGATGCGCTCGACCTCGCGAGGCGTCAGCAGCCGCTCCAGCGTCTCCGTTCCGGCCATTCGTTCCTCCCTCCTGTCCGTGGGCGCCCATCGGCGTCCGTTGGCTAGTATGACAGGAATCTAGTGCGCTAGTGCGCCGGTGCAATAACATTCTGCCGCATGACTGAGACCTCGACATTTGCCACGGGCGCCACGACCCCTTACGGTGCCGCCCCCGCCAAGATGAACCCGCTGGCCGAGATCGTCCGGAACCGCCTCGCCGAGCTGAAAGCCAAGGGGATCTCGCAGACCGACATCGCACGCCGGGCCGGCAAGCCCGACGGCCAGTCGCTGCTGTCCCACGTGGCGCTGGGGATGCGGAAGTTCCCCGCGGGCGACCTCGAGGCATGGGCCACCGCGCTCGAGCTCGGGGGAGCCGAGCGCGAGGCCTTCATCCGCATCGCGACCGAAGCCACCTACCTCCTCGTTGCCTCCGAGGTGATGGCGGAGGGCGAGGAGGCCAAGGGCATGCGCATCTGGCGAGAGCTGACGGCCCTGCGGGCCGAGCTGTTCGCGACCAGGTCGCAGCTGCTACGTGGGCAGGCCCAGCTCGCCGACGCGAACGCCCGCGTCCTCAGCCTGGAGAAGAAGGTCGAGCTTCTCCTCCAGCGCAAGAAGGCGGGACCCAAGCGTGGCGATACCGAGGGCTAGGCCCTGCGCCTCCCGAGTCAGCTCGGCCGACTCAGCGCTGGCTATCTCCAGGTAGCCGCTGATGACGTCGAGCCGATCGGGGTTCATAAGGACTCCATCGCCCAGCATGGGGCGCCACGTGGTCTAGCAACCGACATTGACTTGGCGAGGCCGAGCTTTCGACATTCGAATGTTGCAAGTCCTGCGTTTGTAGCGCATGCGAGATCAGGAGACGAAGGGCGGAGACCCTAATGTCTCCGCAGGGAAATCGCAAGATGGGAGGTACGCTATGGCGTGGAATTATTCGGTTCGTTGCTCGCCCGTCTGTTGCGAGAACGTGGGATCAGCCAGAGGAAATACGCATCGCTGGTGGGTGTCCATCACACGTTGATCAACAAGGTCGCGGGGAACCTGCGGCAACCCGCCTGGTCCCGCGCCGACGCGTGGGCCGACGCGCTCGAGCTGCGCGGCCCGGAGCGCGAGCACTTCCTCGACGCGATGCACCTGGCCGCGGCGAGTCCGCGCGTGCGCGCCATGGTCGAGCGGCTGCAATCCAACCGCAATTCCAACCGATGACACGCGAGCATGGGTAAATGCCGAGTGCACCAGCGCACCAGACACCTATTGCAAATCCGTGCACCCCGGTTCGATTCCGGGCGGCGCCTCCAACTAAAAAGCCCTGAAAAACCGCGGAAATATCGCGCCTGACCGGGGGTGCCAGAATTGCCGTTTCTGTCCGCAGGCACCCGATAATGTCCCCAGCATTCCAACCGATTTCCAACCGCTGGGGACGCCATGGGCTTACATCGCGGCTACCGCATCTCGAAGAACCCGAACGGCACCTTCAAGGCGTGGCCGTGGGACCCGATCGGCCAGCGCTACGCGCACATGCGCTCGGGCTTCGCCAAGGAGAGCGAGGCCAAGGCCTACGCCCAGGACGAGCACGCGAAGTTCCGCTCCAAGCTGCAGTCGTCCACGCGCGCGACCACGAAGAACCTGGTCGAGGCCTACGAGAAGCACCTCCTCGAGGTGAAGCAGCGCTCGCGCTCCCACCTCGCCAACGTCAAGCGCGCCCTCGGCCACCTGAAGCGCGCCTGCCCCGACCCGCAGCACCCGCGCGCCGCCATCGCGGTCGAGGAGCACCTGGCCAAGCTCGAGGTCTCGGCCCGCACCAAGGTGCAATTTCTGGTGACCATCAAGGCGCTGGGCAACTGGTGCGTCCTGAAGCGGCTGCTGCAGGCGAACCCCTGGACGGTGTGCGAGACCGCCGAGCCCGGCGACCCGGTGAAGGAGCAGTTCACGATCGACGAGCTGCGCACGATGGTCCTGGCGGTCGACGACCCGTACTGGTGGGACGCGGTGACGTTCATCTACACCGGCATGCGCTCGAGCGAGAGCCAGACCGCGCGCGAGGCGATCGACCTCGGCGGCGGCGTGATCCTGGTGGTGGGCAAGGGCCGCGGCGAGCGCCGCAAGGAGCGCCTGGTGCCCATCCAGCACGAGTACCGCGCGCTGCTGCTGGCCGAGCTCGCTCGGCGCCCGACCGGCCCGCTGGCCGCCCACTCCCACAAGCAGCACCGCAACCGCTTCCCCGACTTCCTGAAGCGGCTCGGCCTGTCCAAGCGCGGGCGCACCGTGCACAGCTGGCGTCACTGCTACGCCGGCCTGATGACGGCGACCGGCGAGCCGACGGCGTCGCTCCAGGCGCACATGGGCCACACCTCGCCGAAGACGACAGCCGGCTACAGCTCGCTCGCCACCCGCTACCGCCAGGCCGCCGCCGGCTGGGAGCGCGGACAGTTCCAATTGTTACGCGGCGCCGCCAGCAAGTGGCCTCGCGAAGCGGCCGAGCGTGTGGCATAACCAGGGATGCGAACCGCCCTGCTGCTCGCCGTGCTCGTCCTCGCCGCCTGCCACCGCGACGGCGGGCCGATCGGCGCGAACCGCTACCCGCCGACGCCCGAGAACTACCGCATCGTGCTGTACCTCACCAAGCAGCCGACGCGGCCGTACGAAGAGATCGGGTACTTCAAGAAGCAGAGCGGCTCCGACGACCCGGAATGGGCAACGGCTCGCGCGCGCAGCGTGGGCGCTGACGCGGTGATCCTGCACACGAACGCTGGCAGCACGCAGCAGGGCGAGATCTGGAGGAACGGCAGCTCGGGCGGATCCCTCAGCGAGGCCATCGCCATCCGCTGGACCGACCTGCCACCCGACGCGCGCTAGGCCGCTGCGTACGGGTACGGCAGTGGCCGGAGCATCCACCGCTGGCCGTGCTGGACGATGTGCGCCGGCAGGTAGCCGTCCCGCGCGCGCATCGCACGCAGCCGCAGCTCGCGGATCAACTCCGCGCGCTCGCGCTCGTCCCACGTGGGGACGGAGCTGGAATGGGGCAGGGCGTCCATGGCGCGAACATATAGACCGGTATCTATCCGTCCAGCGCAGTGTGCGCATGTCAACACAGGGGCGAAGCCAGATAGGTCATAGCTGCTGCTGCAGGCCAATTAGATTGGCTCCATGGATACCGTGGAGGAGTGGCGCGACATCCCGGGGATGCCTGGCTATAGGGCCAGCAGCACTGGCCGCATCGGGCGGATGTTCATGCGGCGAGGCATCAGAGGCAAGCCCGGCAAGATGTTCGAGAAGTGGTTCGCGGCGCCGAAGCCGATGTACCTCGGCGCGAACAACCGGAACCACTACTGGAGCGTGCAGATCCAGGGTCGGCATTACTACGTCCACCGCCTCGTCTGTGCGGCATTTCACGGGCCGTCGCCAAGCTCTGTCCATCAGGCGGCACACCTCAACGGCAACAAAGCAGACAATCGACCCGAGAACGTCACATGGGCTACTGGCGTTGAGAACAGCCACCACAAGCGCGGTCACGGCAGACACATCGAAGGCTCGCGTCACGTCGCCGCGAAACTGAACGAGGCCTTGGTTGCTGAGATGAAGCGCGCCTTCGCCGCTGGCGAGCGCATTCACCTCGTGGCGAAGCGCTTCGGCGTGAAATACATGCGGGCCTACAAGATCGCCCGCGGCATGGCATGGAAACATGTCGCGTAAGCCCGCCATCCCGATCCGTGTGCCAAATGGCCGCTTCGCCCCAGGCCATCCCTACATTGGGCGGAGTGACCTCCACTCGCTGCAGTTGGCCAAGCGCCGTGCGATCTTGGAGGCCGTCAGCGTCGAAGACGCATTGGCGGTGGTTGAGGCGATGCGTCGCGAAGCGCTCGACGGGAACGTCCACGCGGCGGCCGTCTTCTTGAGTTACGCCGTGGGCAAGCCCGAGTCGCTGATGCCGGAGAAGGACGCCGAGCGGACCTTCGATGTCATCAATCTCAACAAACCGGCGGCGGAGCTGACGCCCGAGCAGCGGCGGCAGCGGCTGGCGTTTCTCATGTCACAGCAGGAGAAGAAACCGTGAGCCATCCATCGCGCGAGGTCAACGGATCGGGCCGCATCCTCTACCGGGTGATCGCCATGGAGAGCGACCACAGCTCGGTCAGCTTGGGAAGCGGCATGCCGAAGTTCCACCGTACCATGGGCGAGCTGAAGGAGGGCCGCATTCTCGCATGGTCGCCCTCTGGCGAGCGGCTGTGCATCGAGCACAAGTGGCATGAACGGACTGAAGTCGAGCTCGTCGAGGTGCTGGCGTGAGGCAGATCCGCTGGTGTCGCCGCCACCTGCGTTACCGAGCCTGGTGGACGGCCTGGGTCGAGTGCTACTGCTACGACCACGAGGGCGACTGATGCGCCGCCTCTCGCGCTCACGCCGTAATCGCATGCGCAGGGCGCGGCGGGCGTGGGCTCGCTACATGCAGGAACCGCCATTCATGCTCCTGCTGATGGGCAAGCGACCATGAAGTTCCTCGACGACGCTCCCGCCACGCCGTCGGCGCCGAAGCCGAAGTTTCCGCCGCAGCCGGTGTGTCGGCACCAGTGGTTCAGCCGCGGCCCCTTCACCGCGGGCTGCAGCCGCTGCGGTGCTATCATCGACCGCGCCGTGCTCGAGCGTGACGGCATCGTTGTGCGGGTGCCAGGGTGAACGTCGCCGACGCCCTGCGCGACATCGAGATCGCCGAGCTGCAGGAGTTCGACGCGCGCGACCAATTCGCGTCGTTCGTCCCCATGTTCTCCCGCGACTACAAGATGGGCTGGTTCCACCGCCGCCTGTGCCGCAAGTACCAGCGCTTCGTCGAGCGCGTCGAGCGCCGCGAAGGCCCGCGCATGATGGTATTCGTGCCGCCCCAGCGCGGGAAATCGCAGGTCGTCTCCCGCTGCGGCCCGGCGTGGGTGCTCGGCCGCCATCCCGAGTGGAATTTCATCCACGCCAGCTACGGCCAGTCGCTCGCCAACTCCTTCGGTCGCGACGTGCGCGGCATCCTGAACCAGCAGCGCTACCAGGCCGTCTTCCCCGACACCCGCATCGGCGTCTACGGCAGCGAGGAGGGCGGCGCCGAGCAGGTCGCCACCCTCACGCTGTCCGAGGGCGGCGGCTACAAGGCGGTGGGCGTTGGCGTCGGCACCACCGGCGCGCCCGCTGACATCTTTTCCATCGACGATCCGGTGAAGGACCAGAAGTCCGCGGAAAGCGAGATCTCCCCGCAGGACCAGATCAAATGGTACCTCACCGTCGCCCAGACCCGCCTCTCGCCCGGCGCCGGCGTGCTGCTGACCATGACCAGGTGGCGGCTGAACGACCTGGCGGGCATGCTCCTGGACATCGTCGAGCAGACCGGCGACGCGTGGGAGATCGTCTGCCACCCGGCCATCGCGATCGAGGACGAGTACGACGACGACACCAAGGAGCTGCTACGCCGCGCCGGCGAGGTCCTGCACCCGGAGCGCCACACGCTCGAGGAGGTGCAGAAGGTCAAGCGCACGTTCCTGGCGCTGGGCCGCGACCACGAGTGGAGCGCGCTGTACCAGCAGAATCCCGTGCCGTCCGAGGGCACGTACTACCTGACCACCGACTTCCAGACCATCCCGCGCGCCTCGAAGGCACGCAACGCCTACATCACCACCGACCTCGCGCTCGGCAAGAAGACGTCCAACGACTGGACCGTGCTCATGCCGTGGGGCGTGAACCCCGACGACGAGATCGAGGCGCTGCCGGGCGCGGTGCGCCGCCGCATGGACTCGCTGGAGACGGCGTGCCGGCTGCTCGTGCTCGCCGATGAGGTCGACGCGCAAGAGATCATGCTGCCGAACGATCACATGGGCCGCACGCTGCGGCCGTTCCTCGAGAAGCTGATGGACGGAGCCGAGGGCGACGACGCGGTGCTGGTGCGGTGCTCGGATGGCACGACGCAGGAGTTCGAGATCCCGAAGCGCTACTACACGATCGAGATGATGACCGTGATCGAGGACAAGGTCGCGCGTGGCCGCGCGTTCCAGGCCCGCCAGCGTATGGGCAAGGTGAAGTGGGTGGATTGCCCGTTCTACCGCGACTTCGCGCGCCCCGAGCTGCTGGCCTTCCCCAACGGCAAGAAAGACGACATCGCCGACAACTGCGCCGACATCGGGCGCCGGCTCGAGGCGCTCGACAAGGCCAAGGGCCCCAAGAAGAACAAGCGCGAGTGGACGCGCCCCAAGCGCTGGGACCAGGGTAAGAAGCCCAGCACCGCCACCATCAACCCCCTCTTCGGAGACGACGATGACGAACCAGAAGGTCTTTTCTCCCGATGACGACGCGTGGATCGACGACCTGGTCGCCAAGGCCGAGGAGCTCGCCGCCGAGGAGGTGAAGGCGGGCGCGGTCGAGGTCACCCACACCGGCCGCATCATCGGCAAGGACGAGCTGTGGATCCTGCACGCGGTGAAATGCTACGACGACGCGCCGAAGCAGCCGCTGACGGGACACATCCACAAGGAGACCGCATCGCGCATGCTCGGCATGCTGATGCAGGTCGAGGATCCGGAGACGCTGATAAAGCTCGCCAACTGTTCCACCTCCGCTGAGTTCAACCACACGCGCGGCGTGATGGCGCGGCTCGGGCAGATCGCCTGCAAGCGGAAGCACATCCGCTGGTTTCGCGGCGACTCGAACTGAGCGACCTTCGACGCACCTGCCAATTCTGACAGGAAGCTGAGATTCTGACACGTATACGTGGACCGATGCGCGACAGGCGAAATGGCCTGTACACCTCGGCCCTGAAGCGGATCCGTGCCCTCTCGGCCGGAACCGTCATCGACGCTCGCTGGCTCATGACGCATTGCGCCATGGCCAGGAAGCAGGCCTACAACGCGCTCACGTATGCTCGTCGCCGCGGTGCGGTGGTGAGCGCGGAGCGCGGGCGCTATACGTCCGCCGCCGTGGCGTGACGCCCGAAGACTTCAACCACATCGTCCAGGCCGCGTCGACCGCCGCAGAAGGCGCGGTGTCGAAGGCGATGATGCCGGTGCAGCGCGAGCTCGGCGAGATCAAGGGCGCGCTGAACGCCGGAGGCTCGACCATGGACCGCCACGAATCGACGCTGGCCGATCATGGACGACGCCTCGACAGCCACGACACCGCGTTGAACGCGCTGCGCCGCGGTCGGTCGCCAGCCGGTGGCGATCTCTCGCCAGGCAGCGGCATGCCGGCGCTGACCGATCGCTTCTCGCGCCTGCCCGAGTGGCAGCGCGAGCTGGTGATGACGTTCCTGCGCTGGGGCATCCCCGCGCTGCTGTTCCTGGCGTTCTGGGCGATCACCCACGGCGCTCCGATCCCCAAGCCCTTCTAGGAGATCACCATGGGCCCCACTGCCATCGCGCTGCTGTCCATCGCGGCACCGCTCCTCTCCACCGGCATCAAGGCCGGCGCCGGCGCGCTGATCGCCTGGTTCGCCGCCAAGCACCACAGCGCCACCGTGCAGGCGGTGTCGACGGCCGGCGTGCAGACCGCGCAGCTCGCCGCGACCTCGGCTGCCAATGCGGCCATCGCCGCGTTCCAGGCCGGTGCCAGCGCGAAGCAGGCGGGCACCGATGCCGCCGCGGCCGCGCGCCAGGCGGCCATGCAGGGTGCCATCCAGGGCATCGCCGCGGTGGCTGCGCAGGCGCAGGCCGGCGCCAGCAAGGTCGACCCGGCCAACCAGATCGGCAGTGCGGTCATGGGTCCGCCCGCTCCTCCGACCACGGCGGGTGGCTGATGCATCCGCTGGTCCTCGGCGCTCGGCTCTCGCGTGCGGCCTACTGGTCGGCCGACGGCGCGCCTGACGCCATCGACGCGCTCAAGCGCGAGCTCGAGGCGCTCGGCCTGACGCTGGTCGGCCGACGCGATACCGAGGCCGGGGACCGCCACTGCTTCGCCTGCCGCGACGCCGCGCAGCTGCACATCGTCGTCGCCGGCACCAAGGACGTGCACAACCTCGCCGAGGACCTCGACGCGCTGCCCATCGGCTGGACCGGCCGGCGACTGCGCACCAACGAGTTGCACGTGCACCAGGGCTTCCACGGCGGGTGGAGCGCGCTGCACGACTGGGTGGACGCGGTGGTGCTCGCCGAGACCGCGCAGGGCTGCACGAACGTCACCTTCTCCGGCCACAGCCTGGGCGCGGCGGTCGCCTCGCTGCTCGCCGCGGACTGCGCGGGCGCGGCGACGGTAGCGTGCATCACCTACGGCTGCCCGCGTGTGGGCATGGTCGACTGGGTCAACGCCTACCACGACGCCGGCATCCTCACTGTGCGCTGCGTGCACGACCTCGACGGCATCCCGTGCCTGCCGCCGCCCGGCGTCTACCGCCACGTGTGCGGCGAGGAGCGCTTGTCCGATGACGGCCGCATCCTCGGCGAGCCGAGCTGCTTCGCGGAGGCTGCTGCGGCGGTCGACGGCGAGTGGCTGCGCGACCACGGCATCGAGAAGTACATCGCGGCGTGCGAGAAGTTCGCCGCGCGTGCGGTGGTGGCTGCGTGAATGGGAGACTACCTCTCACTGCGGACGATCGCCGACCTGCGCAATGCCAGCCTGATCGCGCCGATCTTCGTGCTGGGCACGGCGACGCCCGGGGACGGCGGCGGTGGGACGTACGTCTACATCATCACGGAATCGCCGCCCCCGGACGACGGGGTGACGGTGATCGTGCCGACGCACCCGCGCGAGCCGGGCTACTGGCTGCGCTGCTCGAGCAACAGCGGCGGCGGCTCGTCGTCGAAGGTCGTGCGCAAGACGGCGAACTACACCGTCACCACGCAGGACTCGACGATCCTCGCGGACTGCTCGGGCGGCGGCTTCACGCTGACGCTGCCGCTGGCGTCCGGGATGGGCACGGGCTACGGCCAGGTGATCCGCATCAAGCGCGTGGACACGTCGGTGAACCTGCTGGCGCTGGCGCTCAGCGGTGGCGACACGATCGAGACGTCGCCGTCCATCCTTGGCAGCGAGTGCTGGGAGTTCACCGCGGACAGCGTCAGCAAGTGGTGGGCCATGGCGCTCTACCAGCCATGATGCGCGCGCTCGCCATTCTGCTGCTGTTCGTGCAGATCGCGTGCGGCGCGGTGTCGCGCGAGGTCACGGTCACGCAGTTCGGAGCCGACCCGACTGGGGTTGCCGACAGCAGTGACGCCTTCACGCGCGCCTACGCCGCCTCGTCGACGGTGCTCATCCCTCGCGGGACCTACAAGATCGCCGCAGGGACCACGGCGCCGGCGAACGAGTTCATCACCGGCGAGGATGGCGCGACGATCCTCGTCTACACGCAGCTGCCGCTCACGCTCGCCAACGGCTGCCACGTCTACAACGTCGCCTTCGACACGTCGAACAACTCGCAGACCGCCGCGCGGATGATCGAGATTCCTGCGGGCCAGGTGAACGGCTGCGTCGTCGAGCGATGCAAGTTCGTCGGCAACACCGGATCGACGGGCGTCTACGCGGAGAACCAGAACTTCGAGAACACCGTCCGTGCGTGCGAGTTCACAACCGGATCTCAGGGCATTTTCCTCAACGGCACGCTGCGCAGCCGACTCCAGGGCAATCGCTTCCTGAATATCTCGCACGCCATCGAGATCTGTGGCGGCAGCGAATGCGAGCTCAGCCACAACGTGTGCCTGAATGGCGTCACGGGCATCCTCTTCATCTCGCTGCGCACCAACGGCGACCGCAACAAGACGTTCGGAAACTCCGTCACCGGGAATCTCATCTATAACACCTCTGAGGAGGGAATCAGCTTCGATTGCCGCGGTAATTCACAGGCGTTGTGGCCCGAGAACGGCACGAATCCGATCGTGACCTTCGCGTCGATCTCACACAACAGCGGCTCGCAGGACGCGATGTTGATCGCTGAGACCGGTCAGGCGACGGACTGGGCGACCACCTATTACGCGATCCCGCTCTCCGGGAACAACGTCGGCCATCACTTCTACATCAGCGGTAGCGGCAATGGCTTCATCGACACCGAGCGCTCCAACGGCGACGGCGCGGCTTGGACGGTCGGCGACAAGCTCCTGATCACCATGCCCTTCATGGGCAACGTGGTGGCGAACAACACGTGCACCGCGTGCGGCACTGCAGGGATTACGTTCTGGGGCACGGCCTGGTGGAACGTCATCGACACGAACACCATCCAGCTCGGAAAGCAGTACGGCATCGAGCTCGCATCGCCGGTCGCCGCGCTGGGCAGCTCGGGCAACTGGGGACTGCAGGCGTGGTCGGGCTTCAACTCGATCACGAACAACACCATCCAGATGGTGCAGCAGAACTCGGTCATCACCGATCCGCTCCATTACCCGATCTACTGCGGCGTGAACCAGTTCGGCACGCCGATCGCCGGCATCGTCTACATGCCGGGGAACCGCATCGAGAAGAACCACATCAACAGCTCGCGCTACAGCTATGTGAACCAGGCCTACCGCACGCGCATCCTCGACAATGAGATCGCGCCCGGCGGTTCCTTCACCATCAACAACACCGACCTCTGCACCTACGGCCGCAACTACGTCGCGGGGCTGCTCGATGGCACCGGCACGAGCCTGACGCAGACCGGCACGAACACCAACGTCACCATCATCGCCACGCCATGAGGCCACCTATGCGCCACCTCCCGACCTTGCTGCTCCTGCTCCTGGCGACGCTCGGCTTCGGAGCGGGCGCCGATGTCGTCGTCGGTCTCGGGGCCAGCGGCAGCGGCAGCTCCACCGCCGGCGGCGATCTGAGCGGTACGACCGACGCCGCGACGGTGGTCAAGATCAACGGCGTCCCGCTCGGGACGACGCTGGCGACCGACAAGAACATCCTGATCGCGAACGGCACCTCGTGGGTCTCGAAGGCGGTCTCGGGAGACGTGACGCTGAGCAACCTCGGCGCCGTCGCGGTGACCAAAGTCAACGGCACGGCGCTCGGCACGACCGCGGCCACCGCCGGAACCTACATGGGCGGCAACGGCACGACCATCGCCAGCCTGACCTTCAGCGGCGACCTGACCACCGACGGTACTGGCGCGGTCACCCTCACGAGCGGCGCGACCACGCGCACGCACCTTGGCCTCGGCACCACCGACACACCGACCTTCGGCACGCTGACGCTCGGGACTGCCACGGGCAATACCCTGGTGGTGAGCAGCACGGGCGCGAGCGCGTCGACGGTCACCTCGAATAGTATTAGCACGCTCGGCGGCATCGGTGTCACCGGCGCATCGCTCTTCTCGTCGACGGTGACGGTCACCGGTGCAGCGACGCTCAACAGCACCTTGGCCGTCAGCGGCAACTCCTCGCTCAACGGAAACACGAAGCTCAAGGCCAACGCATTCGCCCAAGTCGCGAAGACGGCCGACTACACCGCATCGGCGTCGACGGACGCGGTCATCTACTACGACGTCACCAGCGGCAACCGGGTGCTCACGTTCCCCGTGGCCAACGGCTTCGGCTCGACCTACGCCGCGCACTACATCGTCATCCGCACCGACAACTCGGGCAATACCCTGACCATTGCCGTCAATGGTGCGGATACGCTTGTTGGCACCGCGACGATTGCAGGAAGCACGACCTGCACCCGCGCCGAGTTCTTTTCGGACGGCGCCAACAAGTGGTACCGCGTTCAGTGAGCCACAAGGAAACCCCCATGCGCACCCTCGCCGCCCTGCTCCTCCTCGCCCTCGTCGCGCTCGCGCCAGCGGCGACCACCTACGACGCGACCGCCGTCAACGGCGACAACTCGGCGTCGCCGCTCTCGCTCACGTCGACCGAGACGACCATCGTCCTGTCGACCACCGACAACGGCGGTCGCTACGTGCAGATCCAGTGCGATCAGCCGTGGGGACTGGCCAACACCGCCTGCACGTTCGCGAACAAGACCTACGTCTCGGCGAACACCGGCTACACCGTCTACCTCCCGCCCGGCGGCAACACCCTGACCATCTACGTGCAGGCGTCGTCGAGCACCGGCGTGCTCAAGATCCGCACCATCGCGTACGCGAAGTAGCCGTGAACGCTCCGATCGCCACCGACGACGACCAGATGGCCCCGACTCCGCCGATGGGCCAGCCCATGGGCGCGCAGCAGCCGCAGCCCGAGGACGACGACCTCGACGATGGCGACATCGACGCGACGGAGCTGATCAACAAGTTCGAGGCCGAGATCAAGCGCCCCGAGGAGGTGAAGGACGTCGTCGAGAACATGGCGAAGGAGCGGAAGTACGTCCACACCGAGACGGTGATCGGCACCGGCGCGAACTCGGTGTGCACGAACTACCTGCTCAAGTACCAGTGGATCCACCAGTCGCAGATCCTCGCCAAGGACCCCGCCGTCTCGTGCCGCCAGAAGCGCAAGCTCGGCACGATGGTGCCCGCGGTGCAGCAGCTGGTCTCGGGCTTCGCCAAGACCATGGAGTACCTGGTGCAGCACGCGCTGCAGGAGACGCAGTACCGCGTGCTCCTGGACGGCGCGATCCAGGACGCGGACACCGTGGGCGTGGTGTTCTTCAAGGTGCGCTGGCTCGAGGACCTCGGCCGCGACCCGATCGGCACCTACCGGCCGAACGATTTCGGCAAGATGCTGCGCCGGCTCCAGCGCCTGCAGGACGGCCTGGCGAACGACGTCTACCGCGACAACAGCGCGGAGGCGATCGAGGCGCAGATCCTGGCATCGGACCTCAAGGAGGAGATGGAGGCCGAGCAGTGGCGCGCCAACGCCTACCCCTCGCAGCAGATCACCGGCGTGCAGCCCCGGATCGGCCCCGATGGCCAGCCCGTGATCGACCCGGCGACCGGCCAGCCGCTCATGGATCCGATCATCGCGGACATCACCTACCCTGAGGAGCAGGATCCGCGCAAGCTGCGCTGGGAAGGCATCCCGACCCCCGAGCAGATCTCGATCCTGCCCAAGTACCGCGGCTTCGTGATCGATGTGCTCGACGCAGAGGACGTCATCTGGGACTGGCGCACCAAGCGTCCCGAGCTGCTGACGCGCGCCGGTCACCTCACCACCGGCGCGTGGATGACCGAGGAGGAGCTGCGCGAGGAGTTCGAGATCCCGGCCGACGATCCGATCATCAAGAACGATGGTGTGGAGCGTGCGCAGGTCTCGGCGACGCCGCCACCATCCGAGGAGGACGAGTATACCGACCACGCCATCGACGCGCCGCGCAAGCAGGGCGCGTACCGCGTGTGGGAGCGTCAGGACCGGCTGCGCAATGCCATCTTCACCTGGGTGCAGGGCTCGCACCGCTTCCTGCGCGTCACCAAGCCGACCATCGTTCCATCGCGCTGGTACAATATCTTCGCGGTGTACTTCAACCGCGTCAGCGGGCGCGTGCTGCCGGTGTCCAACACCACGCTGGGCCGTCCGCTGCAGGACGAGATCAACACCGTCCGCACCCACAAGCGCCAGGCGAAGCGCGCGGCGTACAACCGCTACATCGTCGAGCAGGACATCCTCGGCGACAACGAGCTCGACGAGCTGAAGCGCTGCCCGCCCGAGGGCTGGGTGCCGACCACCAAGAAGGTCGCGGACCTCAAGAAGAAGATCTTCCAGGTGAACGGCGCCTTCAACGCCGACGTGCACGACGTCATCGAGGAGCGACAGGAGCTCTCCTCGATGATGGGCATCCCGTCGGCCGCGACCGGCCAGACGCGCGACGCCGCGGACAGCGCGACCGAGGCATCGATCGCCAACCAGACCTCGGGCCTGATGGCCGAGCGGCACCGCTGGCTGATCGAGGAGCTGACCAAGGACATCGCCACCTACATGGCCGAGGTCATGGCGCAGGCGCTGCCCGAGGACAACGCCAAGGCCATCGCGGGCCCCGACGCGGTGTGGCCGATGCAGGATCGCGCCGCGCTCTGGCAGCACCTCGAGATCGCGGTGGAAGCCGGCTCGACCGGCAAGCCCGACCGGCAGTCGCGGCTCGACTTCCTCGAGCAGGCGGTGCAGGTCGGCAACGCCATGGGCATCGGGCAGCCCGGCAACCCGCGCTGGGACCAGGGCAAGGGCCTGCGCAAGCTCGGCGACATCATGGACTGGCCGGAGGACGCCGACCAGCTGCTCCAGCCGCCGCTGCCGATGATGCCGCCCGGCCCCGTGATCGGAGGCCCCGGCCCCGGACCTGGCGGGCCGCCGCCCGGCCACGGTGGACCGCCGCCCGGTCCGCAGGACGGCCCGCCGCCGCCCGAGGCGCTGGGCATGGCGCCGCCGATGCCGCCACCGCCGATCGCCGACCTCGACCCGGATGCGCAGCCGCTGCTGCAGGGTCCGCCCGCGCTGCCGCCGCCGCCGGGCGCGCGCATCCCCGGCCTGAGTGGGCCGCCGGCGTGAGAGTCCGCAATTCTGACAGGAAACGAACCTCGGGAGAGACATCATGGGCGACGAGACTGACGGTGCTGTAGCTGACCAGACGGATGGTCAGGGGCCTGACCCGGCAGAGGACGTTTCGCTAGGCGACGGTGCGCAGGGGGCGCGCGGTCGCGGTCGCGAGACGGATCCGGCGGATGAAAGCTCCGCAGACCACCCCGATTCGGCCGACGAGGCCGATGACGAGGCCTTCACCCGCGCACTGGCTGACGGAGAGCTCGACGAGCTCGAGGTCGACCGCGACGGGAAGGCCCGCAAGCGTGAGAGCGCGCCGAAAGCGAAGCCCAAGCCGAAGGAGACGCCCGCAGAGGGCGAGCCGGAGGCCGAAGCCGAGCCAGAAGCGCAGGAGCCGCCGGCGGAGGAGCCAGGCGAGGCCGAGACCGAGGAGAAATCCGAGGACCCGGACGAGCTGAGCGAGACCGACAAGCAGCTGCTCGAGCGCGCGCGGACCAAAGGCCAGCGAGCCGACCTCCAGAACCTGTTCAAGGAGCGCTCCAAGCTCCGGAACGACCTGAAGACGGCGAGCCAGGCGAAGCAGTTCGCCGATAGCGTCATCGACCACGCGAAGTCCGCCGGGATCACTCAGCCGCAGGAGCTCGCGACGCTGATCGAGCAGGAGAAATACCTGCGCAGTCAGCCGAAGGAGAAGGCGGCCGAGTACCTGCGGAAGCTCGCGGATACCTTCGACCCGCCCAAGGCAGCGCCCGAGCCCGTGAAGCTCGACGACAAGCTGCAGGACGCGGTCGACGCCGGGTTCCTCACCAAGGAGCAGGCGGAAACGGTGGCTCGTGCCCAGCAGCCGCCGAAGCCGCAGACCCAGCGCCAGGAGCAGCCGAATCAGCCGGATCCCGCGGCCGCCGCGCGTGCGGAACAGGACGCAGGATTCGCCGAGATCGCCAAGGTCACGAAGCCGTACACCGATCGCTACAAGGCCGACTGGCCGAAGATCGGAGCGGAGGTGCAGAAGCTCCTCAACGAGCGGCTGCCGGACGTGAAGGTCTCGGCCTGGGGCAAGGAAGCGAAGCGCGTGATCGACGAGGTGATCGCCAAGCGGCAACGAGCGGCGTTGAAGACGCCCACCAAGACGATCGGAGCGCGGAGCGCACCAGCGAAGGCCGCTGCCGACCTGATGTCGGAGGAGGACGAGCTGGACGCGCTGACCAAGGGCCGCCTGTAGCTGCAGTTCTTTCCCATCCTCCATCCACTGCGCGGCTCCCGCCGCCCCTTTGCCACATAACCGTGGCCAGGAGTTCTCCCCATGGCCGACCTCACGTCAGCCGACCTGCTGAAGATCACCCGCAACGCCTACAAGCGCATCCAGGCCGGCAAGGCCCGGCGCGTCGACATCCGGAAGCGACCGCTGATCCGCTTCCTCGAGTCGCGCAAGGAGGACACCACCTTCGAGGGCGGCGCGATCGTCTACCCGATCATGCAGTCGTTCAACGACGCAGGCACGACCTGGGTCGGTGATACCGAGATCGAGGCCTTCGATCCCGACTTCTCGCTGAACCTTGAGTTCGGCTACTTCAACTTCACCACCGCGATCACCATCAAGCACGACATGCTGACCCGCCTCGGGTTCAGCGTGATCCCGAACGGTGATGGGCTGCTCGAGTCGCGCGCCATGGGCTACGACCAGGCGTACAAGATCCAGAACTACGTGAAGAACCTGGTGCTCGGGTTCGTCGACAACCACGACAAGTTCCTGGACCGCCTGCTCCACCGCGCCGGCACCGCGCAGTCGACCGACCCGGTCGGTGTGCTCGGCATCCTCAGCCAGACGCCCACCACCGGCAACGTCGGCGGCCTCTCGCGCGCCACCTACGCGATCCTGCAGAACCAGACCGAGTTCTCGATGGCCACCGGCGCGGGCGGCAACTTCCGCGTGCTGTTCACTCAGGGCCTGCGCCTGGCGAACCAGTACTCGGCGGCCAACGGCGTGCCCGGCGAGGTCGACTTCTTCGTCGCCGGCAAGGCGTTCATCGACGCCTACACGCAGTGGGGCGAGGCGAACGGCTACCGCGTGACCCGCGACCTCACCACCCCGGTCAAGAAGTACGACTGGGCGATCCCCGACAGCGCGGTGCAGTTCGAGAACATCCCCATCGTGTGGGATCCGACCATGGAGGACGTCGACACGGTCGAGACGTACTCGCCGACCTGCACCAAGATGTGCATCGGCATCAACAGCGCGACGTGGCACTACAAGGCGCTGCGTGGGAAGTACAAGAAGCTCACGAGCCCGGCCGACCCGCCCAAGCAGCGCGTCAGCCGCGAGGACATCGACACCACGGCGCACATCGCCTGCGATGCGCCTGGCTCGAACATCCTCTTCGGCACGACCTGAGCCTTCAAAAATCTCGCCGATCTCCCGAGGTTCCCCACCTGGTCGCAAGGCCAGGTGGGGTTTGGAGTCAGGAGACAACCCCCATGGCCCGCCGATTCTTCGTGCCGCTGGTGTTCGTGCACATCGACCCCAAGCCGAACGCCAACATCCCGGCGATCGAGAAGACGCGGCGCAGCGTCACCGCGCCGACCTACGCGCTGCCGCTCTACAAGGCGAAGTGGGGCCCCGCGGCGAAGATCAGCACCGGTCCGCTGCTGCCCACCCAGAACCCGTACCACGAGATCATCGTGCGCGACGAGGAAGGCGTGGACATGGATCCCGACGTCGACCGCGCGGCCGACATGGAGATCGCGCGCCTGATGCGGCACTTCAACACCGCCAAGAAGGACGTCTTCCACCAGGTCTTCACCGACGAGCTGTTCCGCGAGCGCTTCAAGGCGGTGGCCAAGATGTCGAACCCGTGGCTCGACGCCGTCGAGGAGGCATCGGCCAAGGCCGATGAGGCCGCGACCGACGTCGCCGCCGAGAAGCTGGTCGAGGCCGCCGCCAAGGTGCAGGCGACCAAGGCCGCGAAGGTCGCGCGCCAGCAGCAGGAGCACGGCTCCATGCAGCGCGCCATCGCCAAGGACGCGCAGCAGCGCGAGGTCGAGGAGGCCGCGCGCGAGGCGCTCGAGGAGGCCGAGGCCGCGGGCGACATGGAGGGCGACACCTCCGAGACCGCTGGCGAGGCCGCTGGCGCCGAGACCGACGAGCTCCCGGCCGCCGAGCCGGTCATCCCGCGCCGCGGCCCCGGGCGGCCCAAGCGCGAGAAGGCGCCCGTCGGCGCCTGATTCGCAACCAAACCACCATCGATTCTAAAGGAACCATCCCATGACCGAGTCCCACCTGCTGACCAGCCGCACCCACATCGTCCACAAGGACGACGACGGCGTCGAGCGCACCATCCCCCTCGACCGCGCGAACGGCCACTGCGAGGAGCTGCTGCAGAGCGGCAAGTCGATCGGCATCGCGGCGCTGAAGGACGAGGACGGCAAGTCGATCAAGGTCGACACCAGCCTCCTGAAGAAGCTGCAGGCCGAGGTCGCCGAGGAGCAGCGCGTGGCCGCCGAGAAGGCCAAGGCCGAGAAGGCCAAGGCCGAGGCCGCGAAGTAACCCATCCACCGAACCGGGGTACGTCCCCCGGATCCTTGCTCCCTTTGAAAGGAGCCCCCTGTGAACTACCTCATCGGCCAGTCGCTCGCGGACAACCCGCTGCTCAACGGTCGCTTCGACCTCTTCCCCGACACCACGTCGATCACCGCCGCCGGCAAGATCGGCGTCACCTGGGTGTGCGAGGCGCTCGGCACCAACGGTGCCGCGACCATCAACCGCCAGTCGTTCACGCTCGGCCAGTCGGTCTGGCAGAACGTGGCCAACGCCACCCTCGGCGTCGAGGGCGAGCCCATCTACTTCCTGCGCTGGAACCACACCACGGCCGCCACCGCCGGCACTCCCGCGCTGGCGAACCGCATGGAGGACGTCCGCACCTTCGCGGGCCAGAAGGTGTGCCTCCAGGGCTTCTACCGCTGCGGCCAGGCGGTGACGCCCCGCATGCGGCAGAACTTCGGCTCGGGCGGCTCGCCGACCACCGCGGTCGACATCGACGCGGTGGGCGCGTCTGGTGTCGTCCAGATGCCGGCGACCCTCGACGCCGCGGGCACCGCGCAGTGGCGCCCGTTCGCGGTGTTCTTCAACCTGCCGAGCATGTCGGGCCTGACCATCGGCTCGACCGCGAACACCAGCTACCTGGCGGCGCGGTTCGTGTTCCCGCTGAACGTGACCTTCGCGTTCGACCTCGCGTGCGTGCGCCTGATCCCCGCCGGCCAGCGCAACCCGGTCACCCGGTGGCGCCCCGGCAGCGAAGAGGCCGAGTACCTGAAGCGGTACTACGACACCTACGCCATCTGGGCGCCGGTGTCGACGCAGTCGGCGGCGTGGCTCCCCCACCGCCGCGCGATGCGCGCTGCCCCGACCATCACGTCCACCGGCGCCACGACCTCGGTCGTCGACGCCGACGGCTACGCGGTGATCTCGGCCGGCGCCGCTGCGGCGGTGACGGTCATCTCCGACGCCCGCCTGTAACGGACCACCCGGGGTCTGCTCTCGCGCTCACGCGCGCGGGTAGGCCCCGGGGCTCCCGAGGGAACCCATGGCGTTCGAGCTGCAACCCACGCTAGCCGAGATCGTCGCCGAGGTGCTGAGCGCCATCGGCGAAGGCGGCACGGGCGTCGCCACGCCCGCGACGGTGACGCAGTGCCAGACCATGGCGCGGCGCGCGCAGAAGCGCCTGTACCACACCGCGGCCTGGACCATCAACCGCACCCGCTTCTCGCAGGTGCTCGCCGGCTCCAGCACGATCGTCGGCACGCAGTCGATCGACTGGCCCGACCAGATCCTGCCCGGCCACATCGTGCGCATCGACGCGACCAAGGTCGCCGATCCACGCCAGGAATGGACGCTGGAGGCCGGCATCACGCCGGACGACCGCTCGACCTGGAATTTCGGCGGGTTCTCCACCAACACCTTCACCCCCTACAAGTGGGACACCCACGACGGCCTGATCGAGCTCGGCCCGGTCAACAAGGCCGACGTGAACATCATCATCGAGGGCGACAGCGCGCCGTCGGCGCTGCGCGTCGAGAACGACCGCCCCGGCTGCGACGGCGAGGCCGTCATCCGCCTGACCGAGATCCTGCTGCGCAACAGCCTCGGAGGCGACTACCGCGCGGGTCTGCCGGCGCTCCAGAGCGAGTTCCTGGCCTACCTCGAGGACATCAAGCCCAAGCAGGGCAGCGGGAAGCCGATCGTCGTCGGCGCGGAGTGGGCGATCGACGACCCCGCGCGGCCGTCGAATTGGACGACGACGCGGCAGCGCCACTGGATGTGGCGTTCGCGGAGGCCCTGACCGTGCCGACGCTGCCGATGACCAAGTGCCTCGGGATCGACACCCGCCCCGAGTGGGGCGAGGACGACTGGCACCTCACGCAGGGCTCCAACCTGCAGATCCTGCCGGGCGGCACCGTCACCACGCGGCCCGGCCTGGTGAAGGACTTCGACGCCCACGCGCAGTCCAAGGGCCTCTACTCGCGCGGCGGCGCGCTGCGCGCGGTGATCCCGTCGGGCGCCGGCAACTACGCCGCGGCCACGCCGGCCGGGCTCATCTACGACCGCATCGGCCAGGGCGGCACGTTCGACTACACCAACAAGATCGGTGCCGTCATCGCGAACGAGACCTTCGGCTTTGACCCGGTACAGGGCCCGAGCGGCTACCTCGCGGTCCAGCGCGCGGACCTCGGCACGATCGAGCACCATTGGGTTCAGGCGCAGTCGGACACGCTGACCGATTACGCCGCCACCAAGGTCGCGCTGCCGTTCCAGCCCAGCGCGGGACTGGTGAAGCTCGCGAACAAGCTGTTCGCGACCGATCCCGCGAACGGCTACATGCGCTTCTGCTCGAGCCTCAACGGCGCGGACGACTGGACCACCGCCGGCGACGCCGGATTCGAGGATCCGCGGCAGTTCGCGAGCGGCTACCGCGAGATGGTGGCGCTCGGCGTGCACCGCGGTGTCGCCAGCCCCACCGGCGGCTCGCAGGCCTTGATCGCGGTCATGTTCCGCGACGCGCTGCAGCTGTGGTACGTCGACACCACGCCGTCGAACAACGCCTTCAAGCAGCAGCTGATCGGACCGGGCACCGAATACCCGCTCTCGTGCGTCAACGTGCTCGGCGACCTCTGGTTCCTCGGCCGCAACGGCTTCTCGGCGCTGCAGAACGCGCTCCAGAGCGCTGAGGCGAAGTACGCCGACATCGGCGCGCCGGTGCAGACGCTGACCGCGGCCATCGCCTCGGGCGCCAACGTCATCTCGCTGTGGTCGCAGCGGCGCTCGCAGTTCCTGTGCTTCGTTGGCACGACGGTCTACGTGCTGTCGTACTACCCGCTGTGGCAGGAGCAGTTCTGGACCACGTGGACGCTGCCCTACGCGGTCGACGCCGCGTGCGAGAAGGACGGGGTCGTCTACGTGCGCTCCGGCACCGCGGTCTACCACCTCGACGACACCGTGGACACCGACGCCGGGCAGTCGTCCAAGATCGCCTACACCTTTCTGTCGCAGACCATGGGCCTGGGCTCGTCGACGCGCCAGAAGTCGCTCAAGCGCATCACCGTGCAGAACAGCGGCGCCGCGACCTACACGCCGGTCATGGACGGCCGCGTGCTCACCGGCAACGGCGTGACCTTCCCGGGCGGTGCGGGCGCGATCGGTGCCACCTTCCAGGGACGCGGCCGGCGCTTCGCGCTCAAGATCACCGGCTCGGGCTCCATGCGCCTGGTCGGCCTCGAGATCCAGGCGGAGTACGGCGGGCCATGACCCAACGCTACCTCCAGGACCTGCTGCTGGCGGGCGCGCATTGGGCCGTGCTCGCGGGCGCGACCACCAACCTGTACGTGTCGTGCCGCGACAGCCGGCGCATCGTCTACGTCACCTACGACGGCGCCACCAAGGTCATCGCCGACGGCGGCGCCAGCGTCGACATGGGATCGCCTCCCGGCGTCATCGACTTCGTGACGGGCCGTGTGTTCACCGTGTGCGAGGACGGCCAGGCGCGCAGCTTCACCGTCGCTGGCGGGACGATCGCGCTGGCGTGGACCACCGACGTCAAGGCGTCGCCGCCGCGCTGGCCGGCGTGGTGCTCGGCGGTGAGCCCCACCGTGCTGGCCGTGCCCGGGCGCGCCGGCGAGGTGGTCACGCTGAACGCCGCGACCGGCGCCGTGCTCGCGCGCATGGAGGGCGTGTGCTCGCCCGTGGTGTTCGCCGTCGCCAAGGGCGGCTACCTCTACTGCTTCGACGACGCCGGGCTGTGCACGGTGCTGGCGATCAGTACCACCACCGGCGCCATCGGCCTGGCTGGGTCGGCGCTGCTGAAGAACTGCCGCGGCGTGGTGAGCGCGCGCGTGGGCGTCGTCCACGCCAACGAGATCAACGTCGCCGTGATGGGATCGCTGGCCGGCGTGCTGTCGATCTCGACGGCGTCGCCGACGGCGCCCGTCGAGACCTCGTGGACGGCGTGGCCAGGCTACCACGTCAACAACGTCGCCATCAACTACGCGTCGCCGGCGACCGACGAGGACATCAGCTCGAAGATCACGAACCCGCCGTGCGCCTTCTGGCAGCCGATGCTCGACGCGATCTGGCTCCAGAGCCTGAACCTCAACGCCTTCATCCAGGGCCGCAACTCCCGTGTGCAGGTAGGGACCTGATATGTCGCTTCCGATCAACTCCGTCGCCATCCGCAAGTTCTTCTCGCGCGCGTTCGCGAACGCGGAGGCGGTCGACTCGCTGTGGTGGGCCGCGGTCGATTCGCAGGACGCCGACTTCGCGACCGCGCTCAACCAGTGCAAGGCGCGGCTCGAGGCCATCTCGACCGCCGCCGGCTCCCTGCGCTACTCGCTGACGCAGTCTCAGCGCTTCGTCGCCACCGCAGGCCAGACGTCGTTCCTGATGGCGTCGACCTACGACCACGTGAACGACCTGGTGTGCGCCTACACCAACAGTGGCTCGGGCACGATCCTGGACCGCATCGACGACTCGCTGATCACCCGCACCGACGACACCCACGTCACGCTGCCCGCGCAGGCGCTGAACGCGGTGGTGATCATCGACATCCGATCGGTCGGCAACGGCACCTCGCAGCTGGCGTCGACCTCCGTCGGCCAGGGAGCCGACCTCGTCGGGTACTCGAATCCCAACGGGCTCTCGACCAGCATCAACGTCGGCGCCGCGCTCGCCGAGCTGTTCGCTGACATCAACTCGGCGAGCTTCCTGGCCGGCATCCTCGGGACCACCGCCTTCATCAAGAAGGACGGCACCGTCGCCTTCACCGGCAACCAGGACATGGGCGGCCACAAGCTGACCGGCCTCGGCGCTGGATCGGCTGGCTCCAATGACGCCGCGCGCATGGTCGACATCAGCGCGGCCACGCTGTTCGCGTCGCTGACCGCGCTGCTGGACGCCAACTTCCTGCTGCTCAGCGGCGGGACGATGGTCGGCAACATCGCGATGAACGGCAACAAGGTGAGCGGCGCCGCGGCGGGCAGCGCGAACGGCGACTACGCGACCATCGAGCAGATCCCGAACCTCGTCGGCGCCGGCAAGAACGCGATCATCAACGGCTCGGGCCTGGTCGGCAACGGCTCGGACTACGCGGCCACGGTCCCCGGCACCTTCGCGTACGGCAAGGTCGAGACCTGGAAGGGCGCGCTCGGCGGCGCCACGGTGGCTGGCCTGCTGACCCAGGTCGGCCTCGCCGGCGTGGGCATCACCGGGTACTCCATCCGCTGGTCGGCCGTGACCACCACCGGCGCGGGCACGGTGACCTACCGCACCTTCCTGGAGTCGCGCGACGCCGCGCGGTTTTACAACCAGACGGCATCGCTCGGCTTCAAGGTGCTGCAGAGCAGCGGCGCGAACAACACCGTCGTCGCGAACATCTACAAGGCCAACGCGCTGAACGACTTCTCGGCGATGACGCTGATCGCGGCCTCGCCGCCCACCACGGTGCCGTCGGCGACGCCCACCACCGTCCAGATGCCGTCCGTGGCGATGGGCAATTGCGTGGCCGGCGTGTGCGTCGAGATCGTGTTCACGGTCGGTGCCGTCACCGCCGCGAACTACGACCTGACCGACGTGCAGCTCGAGATTGGCAGCTTCTGCTCGGGCATCGAGCTCGAGGCGGTCACCGTCACCAGCCAGAAGTGCCGCCGCTACTTCCAGCGCTTCGCGTTCATCCAGGCCACCGCCAGCTACGGCTTCGGCCTGGCCCAGAGCGGCACCAAGGTGCAGATCGCGCTGCAGCTGCCGGTGCAGATGCGCGCGATCCCGACGCTGTCGGTCGCGAACGTGACCCACCTCCAGGTGAACGACGGCACCACCGCCACCTCGCTGACGGCGCTGGCGCTGTTCCCGACCTGCTGCACCTACGATTCGGTGCTGTTCGACGCCACGGTGGCCGCGGGCCTGACCGCCTGGCGTCCGTACTTCATGAACTCGGCGGACGCCCAGCCGCTGATCGACCTGGACGCGCGGTTCTGATGCTCGATCCCGGTCCGCTGCTGACGGTGGCCCGCTCGCTCCTCGAGTACGAGGTGGCGCGCCGGATCGCCGCGCACCCGCGGGGGCGCCCGGGCATCGACGCCGGGCCGGCGACGGGCGACGGGCGGCACGAGATCGTGCTGCGCGACGAAATCGGCATCCCGATCGGGGTGATGGGCTTCACCGGACCGCTGATTACTGACTACGCGGTGCTGCCGTGCATGCGTAGGCTCGGGGTGGCGCGTCGCATGTACCAATTCCTGGCCGAAGCGGGGATCCGCGAGATCCGCGGACCGTTCACCGCCGAGGGCCTGGCCTTCGCGCGGGCGATGCTCGGCGCGGCCGAGAAAGTGAGGAGCTGACATGGTCATGGCGCTGCCCGGTCAGGGCTACAACTACTCCAGCGGCGACGATCGCGGCCAGTTCCTCGACAAGAACGCGTGGCGCGACCCGTCGCCCATCGGCGCCGTCAAGGGCTGGATGTGGTACAACAAGCACAGCAACCGAGACGACCTCAAGCGGCTGATGGAGCAGCAGAACGCCGGCCGCCAGGGCCTGTACGACGCGCGCGGCCAGCTGCTCGACCAGATGCGCGGCCAGCAGGACCAGGCGCGCACCCTCGCGCTGACCAATCTCGGCCAGTCCTACGGCAACCGCGAGGGCACCTACCAGCAGGCCTACAGCGCGCGCCTGAACGACGCCCTCGGCGGCGCGCAGCAGCAGTACAACCAGGGGATGCAGTCCTCGAGCCTCGGCCTCGCCGCGCGCGGCCAGCTCGGCGGCTCGTCCGACTACGAGAACCAGGCGCGGCAGCGCAACCAGCTCAACCAGGCCATCATGGGCGGCCAGTCCGAGGCCTCGCAGTACGCCCAGGGGCTGCGCGACAGCGACTACCAGCAGATGGACGCCACGCGGCGCTCGCTGCTCGCCGGCGATCCGCAGTCGGCCGCCGCCTTCCAGGCGATGGCGTCGAACGCGGCGAGCCAGGGCGAGCGCTACGGCGACATGGCGTCGCTCGCGCAGCGCTCGGCGCTGCTGCGGCAGATGGGGTCGAACAACCTCAGCCAGCTGGGCGGCAATCTCGGGCAGACCGGCGCCTACTACGTGCAGTCCGGAAACTACGGCAGCTGGCCGCAGTACGGCGGCATGAACTACACCAACGGCCAGCTGAACTACAACCAGCCGGCCGGGCCTGCGGGCTGAGCAAGGAGCGACACCATGGCATGGGGCGCAGTGATCTCGGGTGCCGGTTCCGGCATGAACTACGTGGCGAACGCGCGCGACGCGCGCCACCAGGGCGACCTGCAGAAGCAGTGGCAGAACGCCTACAACCAGTACAACGGCTGGTCGCAGGCGGGCGAGGAAGCGCTGATGCAGCGCCAGCACCAACTCGGCCTGCAGGGCTACGCCGCGCAGGACGAACTCGCGCGCGCGCTCGGCTCGGGTGCTCGCACCGACGCCTTCAACCAGGGCCGCGACACCCAGAACACCCAGCTCGCGCAGGCGCTCGGCACCGGCGCCGCCGGCGTCGCCCCGGTGCGCCGCTCGTGGATGGGTGGGCCGCAGCCGGTCGGCAACGCCTGGGGCGCGTCCGCCTTCCAGCAGAAGTACCAGCCGGCGCAGGATGCGCGCGCCGCGCTGCTCGCGCAGATGGCCGGGCAGCGCGGCCAGGGCGCCTACGACATGCGCGCGCAGGGCCAGGCGGGCGACGTCATGACCGACATCGGTCGGCAGTCGGCGGAGGCGCAGCAGCGCGAGGCGGCGATGGCCGCGTACCGCAACCAGATCCTCGGCAAGGCCCAGATCGACTACCAGTACATGGGGCCGTCGGCCGCGAATCAGAACCTGATGCTCGCCGGCCAGGCCGCGAACGCCGCCGGACAGGGCATGATGTCGTATTCGGGCTCGCGCAACAGCGGAGGCTAAGATGTACGGTTTCTACACCCCCGGCTCGCTCCACGACAGCCTCGGCCGCGCGGCGATGCAGCCCGGCGGCACGGTCGATGGGCTGTCGTCGCTGGCGCAGGCGCTGCTGCTCGACTCGAAGGAGAAGCGCGAGCGGCAGCTGCAGATCCAGATGGCGGGCGCGCAGCATGACTTCCAGAACCGCCAGCTCGCGCAGGCGCTGCAGGTCGCGCAGATGCAGAACGACACCTCGCGCCAGAACACCAAGATGCACTACGACTCCCAGAAGGAGTGGATGGGGCAGCGCACGCAGGAGATGGCCGGCGCCGCCAAGGAGCGCGCCGACGCCGCGGCCGCCGCGACCAAGGAGCGCGCGAACCGCGACGCCATGGAGGTCGGCCTGAACGGCGCGAAATCGATCGCCAACGGCCTCTACAACATCTTCGGCGGCAGCAGCAGCGGCGGCGGCAAGGAGAAGCCACCGCGCGATCCCCAGTACCGGCCCGAGATCTACCGCGAGGAGTACTCGACCGACGACCAGGGGCACCTCATCCGCAAGCAGGTGCTGAAGACGCCCGAGGAGCTCGACCAGGAGCGCGACCTCTTCCAGCGCGGGCTGCACGGCGCGGTGAACGGCCAGGGCCCGGCTGCCCCGGCGAAGCCGCCGCCCGACGTGCTCAAGGCCCGCCAGGACGCGAACATGGCCGCGCGGCAGCAGCAGGTCGACGCCGGCGTCGCCCAGGCGCCGGGCATGACCACCTCGCCGCAGGAGCTGGCGCGCCGGCAGAAGTCCAACGCGACCGCGCGCGCCGGCCAGATCGCCAACGGCCAGGCGTCGAGCGTGGAGTTCCCCGACATCAAGAAGGGCGAATACCCGCGCGCGCTGACCAAGGACGAGACGCTGGCATACGCCTCGTGGCCCGACCACTGGCGCAAGGACTTCGACGCCGCCGTGACCAGCGGCGACCCGCAGACCGCCAGCCAGGCGCTCCAGCGCATGAACGCGCTGATCAAGCAGGGCCAGGGCGCTCCGCCCGCCGCCGCGCCAGCCCAGCCGCAGCCGATGGCCGGCGATGGCCCTTAGCCCGTTCGCCGACCTGGTCGACGGCCCTCCGGGCGATGGTGGTGGCGACGATCCGCCGACGCCCCAGCCGGCTCCCGCGCCCGCGCCGCAGCCCAGTCCCTTCGCGGACCTGCTGAAGCCGAAGGCGCAGGCCGCCGCGCCCGACAGCCCATTCGCCGACCTCGCCGGGCGCGCGCCGGCGAAGTCGGCGGCTGGCCCGCAGGGCGCGCAGACGGTGGTGACCGCCGAGAACGCCAACACCACCAAGGCCGGCAGCTACGCGCGCGCGCCGATCATGGCCTTCGACGCCGCCGGCGGCCAGCTGGTGCGTGGCGCCACCGGCCTCGCCGAGCTCGCCGGCGTGATCGACGAGGACACCCGCAAGCGCGTGAACGAGTCGGAGGACAAGTCCGACATGTACCGCGAGATCGAGCTGGGGAAGGCGCCCGGCGCCACTACCGCGGCCAACCTCGGCGGCACCGCCCTGACCTTCGCCAACCCGACCATGGGCGCGCTGACGGCCGCTGGCGCCACCGCCGGGCAGATGCGCGACCAGGGCGCCGACCGCAGCACCGCGCTCGCGGGAGGCGCGCTCGCCGGCGGCGCCGCTGCGGCCATGGGCCCGCTCGGGCGCGTCGCCGGACCGGTGGTGGCCCCCCTCGGCGAGGGTCTGGTGGCGCGCGCTGCTGGTGGCGCGCTGACCGGCGCTGCACAGGGCGCGCTGATGAGCGGCGGCAACGTCGCGGCCGAGTCCATGGTCGACCCGGAGGCCGCGCGCGCGCAACTAGGGAACCTTCCCGCCGACGCGGCCCTGTTCGGTGTCCTCGGCGCTGCGCACGCCGGCGCTGCGCGCCCGGAGCGCGCCCAGGCCAGCCCCTTCGAGGACCTGGCGAAGCCGTTCGCCGATGCCGCCGACCGTCCCATCGCGCCGCCGCCGCCCGAGGCCGCGCGCGGAGCGCCGCTCGAGCCTGGAGCGCCGGAGCCGGTCCCGGAGTCCGGCCCGCGCTCGCTCGAAATCGACGCACAGCAGCAGGGCGCGGCCGAGCTGGCGCGCATGCAGGACGAGGCGGCCCGGTCGAAGGCGATCAGCGACGTCGCCAAGCAGCAGGCCGCCGAGAACGAGCAGGCGGCGCGCGCGGAGGCGCTGCGGGCCGAGATCGAGCGCCGGCGGCAGTGGTACGAGGACAACAAGGACGCGCGCCTCGACTGGGCGCGGCGGTTCCTCGACGGCGAGGCTACCTACGAGGACGCGCCTACCCCCCCAGGCCAGGAGCCGACCAATGCCGCAGCGAATCATCCGGAAATTCCTGCAGGAGTACGGCAAGAAGGGCAAGGGGATCTTCTACGGGACCGTCAAGAAGCAGGGCCGCGACCCGGAGACGTTCAAGAAGCGCAGCGGCAGCCGCCCGAAGCGGTAGCCCAGCCGCGCCCGGAACCCGCCGCCGCGCCTCCCGCCGCAGTCCCGGCCGCCGCGCCGCGCGCGCACCAGGTCGGCGACCGCGTCCGCATCGAGTTCAAGGGCTCGCCGGTGGAGGGCCAGATCATCGGCCGCGCGCCCGAGGGCCGCCTGCGCGTGCAGGCCGACGACGGCCGCACCTTCCCTGCCGTCGCCCCCGAGCGCATCACGTCCCTGGAGGAGCGCCGTGCGCCCGCCCCGCCTGCATCGCCCGCCCCCGAGCCGCCCGCCCCTCGCGAGGCGGCGCCGCGGGCTGCTGCCGAGCCGCCGCTACCACGGGCCGCCGGTGCCGAACCGGCGCCCGCCGCTCCCCGCGCGCGCCCCCGTGGCGAGGAGCCGTTGCCGCCGCGGATGACCCGCGACCAGCTGCGCAGCCAGCTCGACGCGCTGCCGATCGCCAAGCGCACGCCGGGCCTGACCGACTCGCTGATGGCGTTCGTGGAGGCGCGCGCGAAGTCTGCGGGGCTGTCGCCGGACGAGTACGTCGGGCGGAAGTTCGCCGGCGTGCGCTCCGAGGCCGACCGCGCGGCGCTGAACCAGAAGGACACGCTGCTGCAGGAGCGCCAGGGCACCCGCCTCGAGGTCCCTAGCGCGCGCCTGAAGCACCAGTACCTGCTCTCCCAGTGGAAGAAGGCCCACGGCGACCGCTCGCCGACGCCGACGGACAAGGACTGGCAGAAGCTCGTCCGCCAGGCCGACATGGTCGACGAGGCGCAGGGCCGAAAGTTCTTCCAGGGCGACAGCCTCGACGAGGCCATCCGCGGCGACTCGGTCAAGCGCGGCGCGGTGCAGTTCCTGCGCGACGGGCGCGCGATCATCCACGCCTTCCAACACGCCGACGAGTCGACGGTGCTGCACGAGCTCGCGCACGTCTTCCGCCGCGACCTCTCCGGCGAGGACCTGGCGGCGGTCGAGGAGTGGGCGAAGGTCAAGGGCGGCAACTGGACGCGCGCGGCCGAGGAGAAGTTCGCGCGCGGCTTCGAGCGCTACGTGCGCGACGGCCAGGCGCCCACGCCGCAGCTGAAGGGCGTGTTCCAGCAGTTCTTCCACTGGCTGCACAACGTCTATCGCTCGGTCACCGGCAGCGCCATCAATGTGGACGTGTCGCCGGCGGCGAAGCGCGTGTTCGACCGCCTGCTGACGGACGACCGCGTGGCCAAGAACGTGCCGCGCGAGATCCCCGAGCTTCCGCGCGAGGAGCGCCCCACCTCACCCACCGCGCCGACGCCAGGCGACCGCACGCAGGCGCCGCCCTTGAGCGGCCCCGGTTCCGACCGGATCCAGAACGACCGTGCAGCGGAAACGGCTCCAGCTGGTGCAAAGCCGGCAGCGTCGGCGCCTTCCCGTCCGGTAGCCAACCAGCGCCCCGACCTGGCAACGCCTGGCCTAGAGCCCGAGGCGCGCGCCGGCTACGTCGAGGCCCGCAACCAGATCGGCGACGTCGCGAGCCGCTCCCGCGAGGACATCCGCACCGCGGCGCAGAAGCGCGTCGACAAGAACGCCGACGGCGAGCTGTCGAAGCTGCTCTCCAAGAGCCGCCGCGGCGAGGCCTTCAACGCCGAGGACATGGGCGTCGCGCAGCACCTGCTTGATCGCCTGAGCGGCGAGCCCGGCCGCCACGTCGACTTCCGGCGCCTGAGCCTCGCCTACCACCTCGCGGGCAACGAAGGCGCGGTGGCAATGGGCATGCGCGTCGACCGCATCCAGACCCCCGAGGGTCGCGCCGCCGAAGGCCGCTCGCTGGTGGCGCTGCCCGCTCCGCGCGCCGCCCGGCGCATGGAGCAGCTGCGGCAGCTGTTGCAGAAGGATCAGGACGCCCTGGGCTTCCTCGAGCAGCGCGACCCGGCGGCGCAGAAGCTCCGCAACCGCATGAAGCGCTACCAGGGCGCGCTCGACGCGCTGGAGGCCAAGGACGCCAAGCGCCAGGCCAAGGACAAGGCGCACCTGAAGTCCCTGGGCTTCGACGTCGACCACGCCGACCCCGAGTGGGCGAAGGACCCGGACCGCTTCGCGCAGTTCGTCGCCGCGCTCGACGCGACCAAGGGCGGACTGCCGGCGGTCGCGCGCGAGCTGTACGTCGGCGCCGCGCACATGTCGGGCACGGTGTTCGGGAAGAAGATCCTCGCCGACCTCTTCAACGTGCCCGCCGCCGCCGCCCGCCGCGGCCTCGAGGCGGTGGTCGGCGAGGCCAAGCGCGCGGTCGGCCTCGGCAAGGCCAACGAGGCGAGCTTCCGCGAGCTGCGGCACATGTGGCGCGCGATAAGCCCGGCCTTCGCCAAGGCGCGGGCGAATGCCGCCGAGGCGCTGATCAGCGAGCAGCACCCCAAGGAGCTGATGGGCCCCGAGGACACGCCGTTCTACCCAGCCATGCGCGGGATCCCCGGCAAGGTCATCCGCCAGCTGTCGCTGATGCCCACGGTGCGCGCGATCGACGCCTTCACGCGCTCGCTGGTGGCGCACGTCGAGGTCGCCGGCCAGGCGTACCGCTCGGGCGCGCACCTTGGCGACGCCGAGCTCGGCGCGCACATGGACCGCGAGGTCAGCGACTTCCACAGCGAGAGCTGGGGCAAGGCGCGCGAGGAGGCGATGCGCGCGACCTTCATGGAGAAGCCGATCGCGCCGGTGCGGGCCTTCAACCGCCTGAAGTACCAGCAGGCCCACGGCGCCTACCGCAAGGCGGTGAAGTTCGGCGCCAACGTGCTCGAACCGTTCACCACCATCCCCTCGAACATCGCCACGCAGGGACTCGCCGAGTGGACGCCCGGTCTCTCCGACGCCATCACGGTGATGAAGGCGCTGCGCCGCGGCGAGGACGGCGAATGGCTCTACGACGGCAACAAGTTCAACCGCGACGTGGCCCAGGCCATCCTGCGCTGGGGCAGCGCGGCGACCTTCGCGACCGCCGCCGCCAACGGCTACATCACCGGTGCCAACGACGAGCGGAACCCCGACTCGATCAACCTCTTCGGCCACCACTTCAGCTACCGCTTCCTGGGGCCCATCGGGCGCGCGATCGGCGCGGCGGCCGACGTCTTCGCGCCGCAGACCGGGAAGAAGCCAGACCCGGCGGCCATGCGCGTGCTGAAGGGGTCGTGGGAGCGCTTCGGCGAGATGCCGCTGATCCGCCTCGGCCAGGACGTGGTGCGCATGGCCGTGCAGGAGCACGAGGGCAAGGACGGCATCCTGCGCTTCCTCGCCGACCACACCGCCGGCTTCATGGAGCCGTCGATCGTCCACCAGGCGATCAACGCGCAGGCGGACGAGGTGCGCACCAAGGCGTCGTTCTCGAAGAAGACCCCGCCGCCTGCCTACGAGCGCTTCGCGGCCTACCTGAAGGACCGCATGACCTCGAACAGCGGCAAGCCGGTGTACATCGGCGGGAAGCCGCTGGTGAAGGACTCGTTCGACTCGCCGCTCGGGACGCTGCTGTGGCGCATCGCCATGCCGCTGCCGCTGGGCAACAAGGAGCCGGAGCGTGGACCAGAAACTGGCCGATGACATCGCGCGCCGCGCGCGCATCCGTCACCAGCACGTGCAGGAGAAGCGCGAGCGCCTGAACGGCCTGCGCGCCGAGGTGCGTGCAGCCAAGGCCACGGCGCGGGCGTCCTGCGCCAACGTCATCGCCATGCTCGAGCAGGTCTCGAAGGACTTCGCGCGCGTCGAGTCGCGGCTGGACGCCTACGCGAAGGAGCTCGACCAGGAGGAGACGGCGATCGGACTGCCCGTGCTCAAGGACGCGGCGCAGGAGACGACGAAGATCATTCGCGAGCGGCGCGATCGGATACTCGATTGAAGGCGGCCATTGCTGCCCGGCAGATCGCCAGCGGCGCCGTCTCGGCAAGAACAGAGAACTCGCGGCAGTCCGGAGGGAACACTTCCACCTCGGTTTCCTGGCTGCTCTGATAACGGATGGCGAGCGTGATGCCCATCGCCGCCAGACGTTCGACCACGAGCCACGCATCGTCTATCGCCGTGGTCGGGAAGAAGTACCCGTGTCGCGCGTTCACGCACTTGAACGGCGCGCCGCACCACCCCATGTAGTCCTCGCCAGCGCGGCCCCACGTCCATCCCATGACCTTCTCGGCCATGGTACGGTCGAGCGCTTCTCCAGCCTGCGGATCGCTCATCATTCCACCGGTATATTCAGCGCCTCGCGGATGCCGCGCCGGATCTCCTCGCGCTTGCGCGAGAACGCCGGCAGCCCCGCCTGGTCGCACAGCTGCTTGAGGTAGTGGTCGGTGCGGTCCGGGTCCTCCATGAGGTGCGCGGGGTCGCCGCGGAAGCCGATGCGCTGGCCGGTGCCGTTCACGCGCCGGCGCTCGATGAAGACGAAGATGCGGCCATCGTCCTCGCGCACGGCGGCGCAGCTGAGGTCTTCATCGTTCCACGGGGAACCAAGAATCAGGGAGTCGGACATGAGCGGGCTTCCTCGATGGCGTCGTCGCAGTACGCGATGGCGCGCTTGATGGCTTTGGGGTAGGTCTCGCCGGTGAACCACAGGAATGGCTGGCCGGCGCGGTCGGTGAGCACGACGGCCGGGCGTTCGTCGAAGCTGCCGAGCTTCGCCTTCACGAAGCGCGTGTCAGGGCGGGAGACCATCACGCCTCCGGCTCGCCGAGGATGAACGACACGTTGTCGGCGGGGATCACCAGGGATCTCGTCGCGTCGTCGAGCGCGCGACCGGCCTTCAGCGCGTCCATCAGCTCGTTCGGTGAATACACGCTGCCCTGCAGCGTCAGGCTGTGGCCCCCCGGATGCCGGAGGTAGACGGTCACTTTCCACTTCTTCGCGGTGGCCATCAGACCCCTACCGCCTTCCCCATCGCGCGCTCGATCCACGTCAGCAGCACGTCCCACGGCGAGCTCGAGCGGTGCACGTAGCCCACCTGGTGCTCGCTCACGCGCATGCCCAACAGCACGCTGGCGTGCGTCTGCGCGTAGCCGAGCACGGTGCGCCGCTCGTTGCGGTTGCCCGGGTAGGACGCGGAGCCGTCTGAGCGGTAGCGCGCGAGCTGCACGAGGTAGAGCATCGTGCCGGGCGGCGCGGTCGGGGCCGGCGCGCGCGGCGGGCAGTGCTGCGCGACCTTGCCGATGAGGGCTCGGTTGATGGTGATCATGGCTCTACTCCTTCGGCCGGCGGTCATGCGTGGTGCAGACCCATTGATGGCTGTTCATTCTCGTTCCGACGCGCCATAGCCACACGCCGCGGCGACGACAGCGCCGGCCGATCTTGGTCTTGGCGCAGCATTGCGGCCTCACGGCTTCACCTCCGGCGCGCGCTTGATCCGAATACCGCGGTGGCGACGCAGGAGCGCCGTCGAGCGCGTAGCGCGGGCAGCGCGGAATTGCACGCGCCCGCCGGCAATGCGGAAATCCATCTCATGCACCAAGCCACAATCGCAGCACGCCATGCGGTAGCCGCGTCGCACGGGCTGGATCCACTCGCCGGACTTGGCGGTGGGGTAGGCGCGGCTCATGGCTTTCCCAGCACGGCAAGCACAGCGTCGGCCATGCACTTGTAGTCGTGGAAAGAGAGGCGGTTGCTGGCGCCAGACTTATGGGCGCCGCGGATCAAGGGAGTGATGATGTCGGGCTCCCCCGCGCTACGCTCAGCCGATGCGCCGTTCCCGATCCCCTCGCCGCTACGGCCCGCTTGGCCGCCGGATGATTCCATGGCGGGATTGTAGGTTCCGGGCTTCACCGCCTCCTCGCCCGCGGGCTGGGGCTGCGCCACGTGCTCTAACCTATCCCGAATAGCATCGCAGTTGGCCTCATCATCCAAGTCGTCCTCGTTCGGAGCGGGTCTCGCTCCGGCGATCACGGCCAGGTCGCGCACCTCGCGTCGAAGCCAATCGCCCGCAGCCGGCGGAATGGCGCGGCTCACATACTCGTAGACGCGATCCATGATGAGCGCTACCGCTCGGTTTACGCTGATGTCCTCCCTCCACGCCTCGCAAACGAGCGTGGTGATGGCAGCGTGCAGCTTCGCCCGCTCGGCGTCGGTCTGGTCGGTCATGGTTTCTCCGGCATAAAGATGTCCACCCGGTAGCCGAATTGCTCCAGGGTCTTCACGATGTCGTTGACCCAGATGTCCACGATGCACCCCGCATCGCGTAGGTCATTCACGACCAGATAGAATCGATCGCGCAGAGCAGCATTGCCGTGCATCACCGGAACGCCGAACTCCCACCGCTCGCCGCGCTGGTCGGTGGTCATGCGGTTTCCAGGAGTCGTGGTTCGTGGTTGGCGACGCGAGCCCAGCGCACCAGCGCCGCGCGCCGGGACTGCTCGACGCGCCGCAGGTGCGCGCGGATGCGCACCACGTCGTTCGGCAGCTTCGCGCCGATGCGGATGGCGATGTACTCCTCGATGCACGCGTAGGTGCCCACGCCAGGGCGCCAGAAGCCATCCCGGCCTCGCTCGAGGTGCAGCGCGACGAAGGCTTGGACGACGGTCGTCCGCGGCGCGGGAATGCCGCTGATCGTCAGGCACTGGTTGCCGCAGCGCAGGATCTCCAGGATCTCGCGACGGACGCACTTGTACGGGTTCACGCGACCACCGCCGCAGCTGCTTCGTTGGCCACGCGCTTCAGGTCGGGGAAGCGGTCGACCAGCAGGCGCAGGCTGTCCAGCTTGCCCTCGCGCAGGCTCAGCAGGGCGTCGCGCGCGATGCCGTTGATCCGCAGGTCCAGGGCCTTCCCGTCGGCGGTGGCCAGGAACGCGTCGATACGCTTGGCCACCGCCACCGCCACCACGCGCTGCTCGCGCTCAGCGTCCTGGCGGGCCTCGGCGCGCTCGGCCGCGCGCTCGGCTGCGGCGGCCTCGCGCACGCGCTTCAGGACGCGCTGGAACAGACCCTGGTATCGCAGTTCGTGTCCAAGGATCCGCGGCGCGCAGCGCATGACCGCCTCGCACTCGGCGATGGTCGCGTTGCCCATGGAGTTCACCCAGCGAGCCGTGAGGTCCTTGCCGTCCTTGTCGACCATGGCCGCCCCCAAGGCGACGACGACGGCGATCCTAGGGTCGCGCGGGTGCGCGCGCGTGGGGTCGTCGTCATTGGAGTCCTGGTCACTGGACACTGGATACTGGATATTGGGTTCGGGCTTCGCTGGAGCGTTCGCTTCAGCGGGCGCTTCACCGCGCGCTTCCGACTCCGTGAAGCATTCGCCGGAAGCGTTCGCTTCACCGGTCGCTTCGTGCCCCGTGGAACCTTGGAAGCGGCGAGCGCTGGCGGCGGAGCGGCTCTTGCCGCTGGCCAATCCGCCGAGCTTGGCGAGCGCGCGGTTCTGCAGGCACGTGGTCTCGCCCTTGGTGTCGTACCCCGCCACCACCAGGTCGTCGCCGTCCCAACTGGCGAGCCTGGCGAGCACCGCGACCTCGACCTGAGTGACGGTCACGCCAGCGCGCTGCGACCACAGGCGGTCTCCCCACGCCTTGGCGCCCTCGATGCGACCGCCGTTCTCCTTGTCCGCGCAGTAGCCGGCGATCGAGACCCAGGCGCCGCGCGCGCAGCAATCAGCCTCGCCCCAGGCGTCGGTCTGCCGGAATGCCTGCTGGAGCTTCAGGTACTGCATCACGGACCTCCGATGCGTTCGTGGAAGCTGCGCAGCTGCTCGAGCGTGGCGACGTAGCCGAAGGCGCGCGTGTGCGTCTCGACCAGCGCGAGCAGCTCGTCGCACAGCGGTCCGGGCTTCGGCGCCGGCTCCGCGCTCTTGGCCTCGACTTGCGCCACCGCTTCCCGGCATTCCTCGGCGGTCTGCGGGGGGCTCGGGAACCGGATGGCCGCGGGCGCCGGCGCGGGGCGATCCTCAGCGGGGACGGGCGCGGCGGGCGCGGGCGTGCCCTTCAGGCGGTAGTGCAGGACGTTGTTCTTCCCGACCGTCCACTCCAGGTCGGCGCGGTGGTTGCGCATGGTCTGGTCGACGGCGCTCGCCGAGCGGCCCAGGCGGTCACCGATCTGGCGGGCGGTGATGCCGGGATGTGCGCGCAGGATCTCGACGTAGCGCATCCACGGCGTGGGCGGCACGCGGCGCTTGGCGTCGGTCGGCTCGTGCTCGGGCTCCTCCTCCGCGACCGTGGCCACCCCGACCACGCGAGGCCCATCGCGCGTCTCGGCGACGGCGACGATCGTGCCGGTGCCGTCGAGCGCCGGGTTGTGCACCACCGGCGGCATGTTCGGCACCAGCGCCTCGCCGGCCTTCCGCGCCGGCTCCAGGCACTTGAGCTTGTGGCGCAGCGCCTTCGCGCACTGCGTGGCGGTGACGCTCTTGGTCTGGAACTCGCGCTTGGCGTTGGCGATGCCGAAGGCGACGCCGGTGTCCTGGAAGACGGCGACCAGCTCGGACCACGACGCGAGGTTGGTCTCGCCGATCATGGCGCCGGCGGAGCGCAGGCGGGTGAGGGTGGTGTCGTCCATCAGGCGACTCCTTCGATCGACTGTTGATGCGAGCGCTCGACCGCTGGCGCCAGGCAGTGCGGGCTGAACCAGATCCGCTCGCGCGCGGCGTTATCGTTCGTCCCGCCGCGCGCGTTGCGGTAACCGCCGGAGGCCTTCCAGGCGACCACCGACCAACCAGCAGCCTCGAGGTCCTCGTGCTCGCCGGCATATCCACACAGTGCGATGCGCAGCGCTGGATCATCGCCGCGCTCGAGCGCCCAGGCGCGCACGGCATGCGCTACGTCGAAGCTCTCGATCGAATAGCAGGCGGCCCGACCGGTCTCGCCGCTGTATGGAGGATCGAGAAGCACCGCGGTCGTGCCGATGCACGTGGTCGGACTCGGCCCAAGGATGCGCGCCCAATCGCCACAGGTGACGCGGACGCGCCGAAGGCGAGCGGCGAGCGCCAGCATCCACTCTCGAATGGCGTCGGTGGTCTTCGCCAATGCGTGCACGCCCCGCCCCGCAGCGCCACTATCTCCACTGAGGTCTGGCATCTGCTGCGGTAAGTTATGCGCATTCACGCCGCGTCCGCCGGTGAAGACGTAGGGCAGTTGTTGGCTCAGGCCTGACCTGGTGACTCCACGCCCGCCACGACCGAGCCGTGGTCTCTTCTGATGGACGCCGCGGTCGCTTCCGGCACCGATCGATGGCAGGCGGTTTCCCGTCGCGTACTGACACCAGCCGCTGCCGATCCACTGGCTGATTCCCCACACCCACCAGCCTGCGACCTTCGCGTCGAAGTGCTCGGGATCGGTCTTCATCCGCTCCCGGAAGGCAACGCGATCGACGAGCCAGCGGTGGCGCGCGTGCAGGTCCGCCTCGTTCACCGGCCCGTCGGCGTAGCGCGCGACCTCATCCGGCGCGGCCTGCAGCGCCCGCCAGAAGTTGGCGACGTAACAGTCGAGGTCGTTCACTGTCTCGACGCGCGGATCGTGCGGCCGCGCGAGCAGCACCGCGAGCGAACCGGCGAAGGGCTCGACGTAGTTCGGCACGTCGCCGAAGCGCTCCCACACGACGTGGGCCACGCGGCGCTTGCCACCGAACCAGGGGAAGGGAGCGCGGAGCGTCACGCGCGCTTCCTCGGCTTCCGATGCTCGTCCGCGTACTTGCACGACGCGAAGTGCGACTGCCCCGCCGTCGCCCCCTCCGCGTCGATCGGCATGCGCCGGTTGTTCTCCGTCACGATCCAGAACACCGGCGCCGCGCAGCTCGAGCACATCGACGGGCGCACGCCGGGCGGGATCGGCCACGTGCGCGCGGGCCGGCGCGGTTGTGCCGGCGCCGGAGGTCCGGACAGCTCCTCCGCCGGCTTCTCGATCGGCGGCTCGCCGCGCTTCTTCGCGTACCACGCCCGCGTCTGCGCGAGATGCACCGCGCACACGCGTCCGTAGCGCATGCGCGGCTGCCCGTCCTGCTCGTAGCGCACGGTGCAGTGGTGCTTCGCGTAGCCCCGGCAGTCCTTCACGGAACAGTCGGGGCTGTCAGCGGCGCTGGTGTCGTAGACTTCGATGCTCCAGGCCATCAGTCGTCCTCGATCGGTCCGCCGTTGAACTTCTCGGCTTCGCTCCCGGTGATCTCGGTCAGGCCCTTCGGCCAGACCTTGGCGGCCTTCTTCACCCTGGCGGCCATGCAGCACACGACGCCCTTCTTGTTCCAGGCGAAGGAGGCGTAGTGGATCGCGAGCCCGCGGCCGTTGCTGTTCGCGCCCATCACCAACCCGTGCTGGAAGATCTCGCCGCTGAGCTCTCGCCACGACGGGACGCGCGGCTCGTCCTTCATCCGCGCCTTGATCGCGCGTCCTTCGGGCGTGTTCAGCGCCGGCACGTTGAAGCCCTCGCGGTGCCAGCGCCAGCCGGGGAGGTCGAGCTTCGGGCCACCGATCCCGGAAACGCTGGTCTCGTAGCCGTACCAGTTGCGATCTTTCGGGATGCCGAACTCCTTGCGGAGCGCGCGCAGGAAGCGGTTGCGGGCGCGGGTGGCCTTCTTCCACCGCTCGAGGTGCTCCATCACCGGCGAGGTCTTCGCGACCTTGAAGTACAGGTGGCTCATGCCGTGGCCTTCTTCAGGTCGTGGCCCTCGCCCTTGGTGTCGAACGCGATCACGAAGGCGGCGAACTCGCCGCCATAGTAGGTCTCGACGATGTACTGCGCGAGCTGGGCGCGGTACGCCTCGCGCGTGATGGTCGGCGTGAAGATGTGACGCGGCGATCCGTCGTCCTTCACCTGCGCGAGGATCCCGCGTCGCGACAGGTTGCGCATCACGGTCAGGATCGTGGTGTAGGCGAGCGCCGGCCTCTTGACGCTGTTCACGGCGCAGTGTGCCTCCGAGACGCTGACGCCGTGCGGTTGCGACCACGCGAAGTCCATCACGCGCGCCTGGAGCGGGCCGATCAGTTCGAAGGTCACGCCTCCTCCGGATCGCTGTCGTCCTCGCCCGCGCCGCCCTGCGCCGGATCTCCGTGCTCGTCGAGGTCCTCGACGGTCTCGAAGCAGACGATCAGCGCCTGCTCCTTCGGGCCGACGACGGCCTTCTTGCGCCCGAGCTTGACCACGCGCCCGCAGTCCGGGCCGCCGAGCTGGCGCTGGTGCTTCGCCTCGTCGCTCTGGTCGAAGCCCTCGACCGCGCGGCCGTACTTCGCCTCGTACAGCTGCTGCCACTCGTCCTTCGAGAGCAGCGGCAGGCAGGCGAAGCAGCGGAAGCCGTCGGTGCCGTAGTGCTCGGCCACCAGAAACGGCAGCTCGCCGTAGAGGGTCACGGGGGTGACCGAGAGCGGCTTCTCCGACGGCGCCAGCGGCTCGTGACCCATGGGGCACACTTCGTCGATGGCGGGGAACGTGACCCGCGCCTTCTCGGCGTCGACCTGCTTGCAGCCCAGCCAGCGGCGCTCGGCCTCGCTCGCCGGCTCCTCGCCCGCGTCCTCGGGCTTCTTCTCCAGGAACGACGTCTGCGCGCCGCCCATGACGATCGCCGCGAGCGCCTGGTTGGCCTGCGCGAGCTTCTCCTTGATGGCGGCGGTGTGCGCCTTCGCGCCCTCGAGCTCGTGCTCGGTCGCGCGGACGAGGCCGGCGGCCTCCTTCTCGCGCGCCTCGCGCTCCTGGTGCGCGCGCAGCTCACGGCCGAGGCGCTCGACCTCTTGTCGCAGCTGTTGCACCTCGGTCTGGCTGTTCGCCTCGGGGGCGGCAGTCTGCGGGGGGGCGGTGTCGGGTACGGACTGGGCGCGGCGCGCCTTGGCGGGGGGCATCGGGATGAGTTCCTTTAGGTGGGGTTCGCGAGTGGCTTGGTGATTTGAAGCGTGCGGGCCTTCTCGACGGTCAGCGGCTCGCCTGGCGAGCAGTCGGCGAGGAAGCCCTTGTAGGTGAGGATGAAGACGTCGATGCCGCGCACCCAGGCGACCAGCGAGAGCCCGCCCATGCACTGATGCTCCCACAGCGCCGCGTGCTGGTGCTTCTCCAGGTCCGAGCGCGACAGCGTGTCGGGCCGCAGCTTGACCTCGACCAAAACGCTGCGCCCGGTCCAGGGGATGATCCCGCGGAAGTCGCCGCTGACGCGCTTCTTGAACAGGGCCTTGCCGCCAACCTGCAGGCGCTCGACGTTGATGCGCTCGACCATGGCGATGCCCAGCGCGCGCAGGCGGTGCTCGACCAACGCCTCACCGCGGCGGCCCTCGGCGCGCGAGCGCTTGGCGCGGAAGCGGCGCAGGACCTGCTCGGCGGTCGGCGCGGCCTTCTCGGCGGGTTGGAGCCAGGGCCAGGGCTTCACGACGGATCCCCGTTCGGCAGCGACCACTGGCGGGAATGACGGTCGTAGACGCAGCCGGTGTCGCGGAGCCAGCGCATCACGGCCTTGTAGTGGCGAGGTCCCATGCTGTCGAACACCAGCTTGGTAAGCGCGACGCTGCGATAGGGGCCAGCGAGCATCGCCTGTAGGGCGATCTGGCGCTTCGGTCCCGTCAGGTGCAGGCCGCGTGTCATGGCGCCATCGCCTTCTCCAGCAGCTCACGCAGGGCACCGGCGGCGGGCACGCTCCACACACGCCAGCCGTCGGGAGTGTTATGGACGTTGCTGCGCCCGTAGGCGTCAGCCTCCTCGGCCGTCGCGTAGACGCGGTCGGTGATCCACTCCTCAACGACCTCCTCCGAGTCGTCGACGGAAACCCGCTGCGCGCAGATCTGGTAGAGGAAGATCGGATGCTGGAGCATCGTGTCGTCGCGCAGCGACTTCCGCGAGACGGTCGACAGGTCTACCACAGCGACTCCTGGACCGCATGCAGGCGCCGCACCAGCGCGTAGGTGCTGACCGTCTTCCCGCTGACCGGGCAGCGCACATCGCCGGCTTCGCACACCGCGTGGATGTCCTTGAGGCGCGTCAATCGCGGCTTCACCGCATTGAGGTCCTGGAACCCGAGGCGCCCAGCGATCTCGCGCGCGGTCAACGGAACCGACGAAGCATCCAGGCACGCGACGATGGCCTGTTCGCGGGGGTTGAAGTCCTCGGAATGGTAGGCGCTCAGGGAGTTCCGGTGCACTACGCCACCCTCCGCGAGCGCGTCGCCGCCCGATCCCGGCACGGGATGCACAGCGCTCGCATGCGCCGCTCGACGGTCAGCGACGTCGTGATCCGCTCGTCTACGTGCAGCACCAGCGGGCGGTGGGTGCCGCAGGCTTCGCACACGCTGTAGTACGGGCCCACGCTCATCTCCGCTCCCGCACCAGGCGCTCGAAGTCAGCGATGATCTGCGCGCGCCGGCGGCGCTCCTGCATGCGGATCCGCAGCGTGCCCGACGCGAGCCACGCGGCGAGGGCCAGGCCGATGCCGATGATAATCAGGCCGACGATCACGCCGCCCCCAGCTCGCGCAGCGCCGCCTCACGCGCCGCGATGACCTCGGCCATGGCGGTGTCGGTGCCGCCGACATCCGGGTGGTGCTTGCGCGCCTGCTCGCGGAAGCGGTCCTCGACCAGGTCGGCGGTGGCTGCGGTCGCCGGGTCGATGCAGAGCACGTCGCGCCACGTCTTCACGCGGTTCGGATCCGGCAGCGCAGCGAAGCCGGTGAACGCGCGCTCCATCATGGTCGCGCCGCCGTGGCGCTCGAGCCCGCGCAGGTAGGCGAGGGCGAGAGACAGCCGGCGCAGGTTGCTGGCGACCTCCGAGTAATAATCGGTCGCCATGACCATCGGGCGGCCCTTGAGCGAGAAGTACAGCGCGACGCCGGTGTCGGTCGGCTGGCGATCACCGCGCGGCTCCCCCGAGAGGTTCAAGACGCAGTTGCTCGACAGGATCGCGTCGGTGGCCCCGAGGCGGTCGACTTCGTCGGAAAGCCGCTTCCGCGCCCACGGGAAGGCGCATCGCTCGCGCGCGTTCGGAATCTTCCCCATGCGAGTACGGGGCCAGCCGACAGGCCAGCAGAGCGGGTAGGCGGTGACGCTCATCAGCGTCCCGCCCGCTGCAGCTGCTCGCGCATCTCGACGTGCAGGCCGGGCACCGTGATCCCCGCCTTGTGCAGGACGAGGATCGCGTCCTCGTCGAGCGCCGACCACAGGCGCACGCCGTTGATCTGCAGCGGCACCTTGGTGATGTCGTCGACCACCACGACCGGCTTCAGCGTCGAGCGCACCGCCGACTTGGGCGCCGGCGCCAGTGGCGCGGGCTCGATGCGCACCGGCAGGTGATCGGTCACCGGCAGCGGCTCGGGCGGTGGCTCGTCCGGCAGCGCGTCGGCCTCGGCCGCGGCCTGGGCCTTCTGGCGCTCCGCCTCGGCGCGCGCGTCGGCTTCGGCCTGCAGGCGCTTGGCCTCCTCCTGCCGCGCGCGCTCCTTGGCCGCGTGCTCCTCCGCGACGATCTTCTCCCAGGCCCGGAGGTGCACGGCCAGCTTGCGCTCGTACTCGTCGGCCTGGACCGTGACTTCCTTGGCGGCGGCGTCGATCTGGCGGCCGATGGTGAGCACGGGGGCCTTGAGCCTCTCGCGGCCCTTGTCCACGGCGATGCGCAGCTGCGCGCAGGCCTTGTAGACCGCGGAGGCCGCGGCGTGCTCCTCGGCCGAGGTGATCGGCCTGGCGAGGCACGCCACCGCGCGGTCGATGAGGCGGTCGCGCTCCTCGATCGCCTCCTGCGAGAGGGCGACCAGCGTGTCCTGATCCTTCAGCGGGTTCGGGATGGTGATGGCGCCCATGTCTAGGCCCCCTTCGCAGCCGCTGCGGGCTCGCCCACCAGGTTGTCGACGACGCGCCGCGCGACCTCGAGCGTCGGCCAGCCCTGCTTCTCGGGCTTGTAGACGCCGCGGTCATCGCGCGGGTGCGTCTGCTCTGTCGGCCAGTGCTCCTGGCCGAGTATCTCGGCGATGAGCTTGGAGTGCTTCGCCATCCCGTACTTCTCGTCGCCGTGCTCGACCGCATCGCGGGCGCGGGTGAGCAGGTCGATGCGGTCCTGGAACGTGCCGCACGCCTTCCACAGGCCGACCGCGAGGTACTCGTG